CCTTGTATCCTGTCGCTGATGATGCTCCCTTGTATCCTGTCGCTGATGATGCTCCGCAGTCCTCATTAGCTTTTGCTTCCGGTTTGATTCTCTCTTTCGTATATTCGATAGCTGCCTGTACCAATCCGGCAATGCTCACTCTTGCCCCAATCTTAATCTTCGTGGATGCCACTTTCGTATCATCAGATCTTTTCGATATCTCTCCACTCTGTTCGACTTCACGATATACACTGTGTGCTGGATCGTAATATCCAAGGCAATCTAATGGATACTCGCATGCATGAAATCCACAGTTGCACACTTCGGCTCTTTCTTCTTCGTATTCTTTCCCCTCTTCATACTGGAAATCTCTGCAAGTCATGTCTTTGTTGAATCCTTTATAAGCTTTTATTACTTCTCCCACTTTTGTTCCTCCTAAAATTAAATTTCTTCTTTTTCTCTTTCTTTTTTCTTAACCACTCCGCAAGATATTCCTCTTGCTCTTTGTCTTCCAGTTCCTGTCTTGTCACAAAGTCACCTCCGAACAGCGTTCTTTTTTGCTGCGTCTTACTATTCTCCGCTTTTTCTTCGTTTCTCCGGGTAATTCAGCTTTAGCACTCGCCCAACTACAGTCTGCCAAAGGACAGATGAAACAGTTTGGATAAGTGCATCCATCCGGTTTTTCCATATTTCTTCCTCCTATGTGATAAGCTTTCTCTCTAAATCATTCATGTCATAGTTCCGACCATCGAAATTATTAAATCCTTTTTTCTCCTGTACGCTATCCTCGTACTGTCCCTCAGACACTTTTGTAAAGTTGTTTGGCAACACGAACCAGTCAAATGTTATCTTCCAGTTCTTCACTTTCCCTTGTAAGTACTTGCTTTTCTTCACATTGTCCACAGCTTGCAAGACTTCTTCCAATCCGTTGCTTTCTAACCTCGCTTGCAAGTTCTGGTATCTTTTGGAAGTCTTTTCTATCTTCTTTACAGGTTTTATCCCGTAGCTTTCCAAATCGTTCCAAGCTTTTATGACAGCTTCAACGGATCCATCGTCTCTTTCCGGCTTTTCTTCCTGTCTGGTCGGCTTATCTTTTTTTTCATTCTTCTGTTCGGTCTGGTATCTTGCGTAGTTATTCACCGTGTATACGGTATATCGGTTGGTACTTTTGCATGTGATTTCTCCCGTCTTTTCCAGGTGCTTTAATGCTGTCTTTACCTTGCTTTCGCTCATTCCTGTTCCTTTTGCCAATTTGTCTATCGATGCAACAAATGATCCTTTTTTTATCTCTTCGCCACGATAGCTTGCGTCTTTCCAATTCGCTTTTAATAGCATGTGCAAGAACAGATGGCATGTATTTACGTCTGTGTACCAGTCCCAGTCCAGTATCTTTCTGCTAAGTTTTATGTAATCGCTCACTCCTCTTCAATATCCACCTCAATTCTCGGATTTTTCTTATCAACATAGAATTCATCCGTGAATCCCACTATGTTTTTCCATCCATCGTCCTGTAAGACTTTGGTATCTACTAATGCATCTTGTATACACTTTCGCCCAAATGCGCTCACATTATCCAAGTCACGTCTCTTATCCGGTTCATACCATCGGTAATGCATCCGTACCTTTCTTGTTATTCGCAATCTTCCGAATTGCTCATATATAGCTTGCATCACACGGGATTCATTATCTTTCTTCATATCCGCACCCTTGTACCTGTTGGTATTCAGTGCACGGATATAATCATTCATGTTGTTCAGTTTGCCTTTTATGATTAGTATGTAATGCATTGTATTCCCCCGCATCTTTCCAACTTTTGAATGTCTGTGACATACATTTTCTTTTTTTAAGTGTCGCCCTCGCCCTTGATAAATCTTTATTGACATATTCGTGATACATACTTGTGTCTATTGGGTCACTCGGTATTGGTCTGAATATCCCCTTCCCTGTATTTACGATGCAATCGCCATCACAGTTTGCTTTTTCTATCATTCTCCGTAAAATTCTATCCACATTTGGGTCTGCTGGTCTTTGTATTGCATTCCTATGTCCATCTGATATTCGGATAAAATAGCTTTCTGCTGTCTCTCTATTCTTTCCCACCGCTTTTCTCCTTTCTGCCGGAGTGTGGCTTCTCCGGCCGTGATACAATATCTTGTGCTGTGCATATCGAATGGGTGAGATGATATGCGTTAGAACCTGTTAATAGTTCCTGTGCCACATGAATCTATATTTATTTAGTTACAACCTGTTCTTTCCGAACACCTGTATGAACTCTTCTCTTGTTCCGTAGTGTTCTTCAAAATATCTCTGTGCCATTTGCTTAAGTTCTAAGTCCAACCCACTGTTTGGGTTCCCGTGTACGCTCTCTGGCGTAAATTCATGTAAATGTGGTGCTAACGGAATCACAAATCCGTATTCTTCCGATTTTTTTCTGTACGGACCATAGAAAATGTGGTGTCTGTGGCAGTTTGGACTCCCTGTGAAGTAGCAGTGTTCCATATCGTCAGTGAATACACTCTTAAGTCTTTTCGCCAATCTTCATACCCCATCTTTCTTTCATCTCTTGAATCTGGTTCGGTGTCATAGTCTCTATGCCAAGCTCTTTCGCTTCGTACACAGTCCCGTCAATCAGTTTTGACATTTCATTGGTATCGTAAGTATGTGACCCTCGCATTACTAAGTTTACCCGGAAGATTTTCCCTTTCTGATTGGTGGTTGTCTTAGATGTAGGTTGCAGATGAACAAATTCCACATTGTATGCGTCTATATCATCGTCCAGTGGAAGTGGAACTAATACACCGTTAATCGTTTCATACTGTCCGTATTCCGCTATTAGCTTATTCTTTATGTACACCTTGCTGTTCCCGGTTGCATCTGCAATCTTTCCAACCAGTACATGAAAGTAAGAGTTTGCATCGAGACTTCTTTTTTTCTTATATTCCTTAATCGTTATTGCAATCTGCTTACCTCTAAGGTTCTCAAATGCCTGCCTAGCGTCTTCATTTAGCGTCAGACTGGCTTTTTGCTTATTGGTGGCAAAATCCACCGCTAAGCTATCAAAAGTCCCTGTATAGTCCATTTACACACCAAACATCTTTCTGGCTTCTTCCTGATTATCACGGAACCACCCGTACTGCTGTTGCGTCAGATCTTCAATCTTCTGTGCACTGTATCCGGCTATAGCCTTTACTTCATCAATTTTGTTTTTTTCAAATATCTTCCGAAGTTCTTTTATCTGTCCTTGTGTAATCTTTCCGTCATTGGCTTTATGTTCTTTCTTTCCACCGCTCTTTTTATCGGATCCCGTCTGCTTTGCGTATTCGTTCGTGTCAGGATCCTTTACATCATCCAAAAGAAACAGTGCGTTCATTGCGTATTTTCTCGCATAGCTTGATGTTGATCCCGTAACCTGTGATTCATCCATCTTCGGTTTCGTCTCCGGCTCCCGTGCATACGCCGGAACAGATATTTCTCCACCATCTTCGCAGTCGATAAATGTTGCTGTCGATTTCACGTATACTCTTCCGGCTATCTCCACGATTTCATCTTTCAGCGTAAGAGATACATTGTATTCCCTTGAATATTTCTTGAACTCATTCAAGATACTCTCTGCGCTTCTGTAATCGTATCCACCAAAATCGCTATGTTTGTCTTTCGGTACATCCATTCTTGTCTGGATCTCGGAAAGCTTCTCTGTGATATCAAGTTCACGTTTGCTCTTCTCTTCTGCCATTACACATCTTTCCTTTCAAAGTAGACACCGAGAGAAGTTAATGCCATCTCAATTTCTTCCAGTTCGGCATCCGTAGCCTTTACCGTAAATACTACTGTCTTCGAATCTTCCGTGGTAAGTTCCTCTGCTTTCACTTCGTCCACCGCCTTGATCTGGTCGATGGCTTTCTGTTCTGCTTCTGCCTTAAGTCTTTCCTCTTCACGGATTCTGGCACGTTCTTCTTCTCTTACACGCTCACGTTCTCTTTCGAGTTCACGATCACGTCTTTCCTGTTCCTCTTTCTCTTTTCTCCGTAAGATTTCCGCTTTTTCCTGTTCGTAGCGGTTAATCATCTGGATAGCAAGAGCAAGGTTGTTGTTCTCCATGTACAGGTTCAACGCCTGTTCCTCTTTTTCAGACTTCATGGCCTTAATGGTTGCAATATCCTGTCTGGTCTGCATAACCTTTGAGTTTATCTCTTCCCGGATAGTTTTCATTGTGGTGGATGCATTTGTCCACTTCTCACCGTAGATTTTTTCCAACGGCATGTAGTCATGCAGTTCTTCTTCCACCAATTCGTTGTACAGGTTCTGGATTTCTGCTTTTTTCTCTTCCACACGCTTCGCTTCAAACTCTTTCACCTGTCCGTCAATCAGTGCAATAGGCTTATCAATCACTCCGATCAGCTCTTTCACCTTGCCCTCAAACACTTCATAAGGCTTCATGTACTCTTTCTTCACTTCAACCTTGCGGTCGTTCACTGCCTTTCTCAGCTTTCTGAGGTCTGCCAAATCACCTTTGGCTTTCTGCTTGTCTTCTTCCGCAAACTGCTTTGTCTCATACACTGCCATCTCTGTTTCAAGAGATTTTTTGATGTCCTCAAAGTTTCCGGTGATAACCCCCATCGTCTGGTTTACGGTCAATTCCAATTTTTGCATTTCGTTTACCTCCTAAAGTTCTTTCACGATTGTTTTGCACTTATTTTTTTCTGCCACCTTGTCGGCAAGCTTATGCACATAAGCCTTGTCCATATCTGTTTCATAGGCATATGCCCCGATACGGTATTCCAAGTCCGGTTTGCAGATCATCCATATCTCTGCCATCTTCTTTCCCTCCTGTGATCTCTTTCACACATTCTTCACATAGCGTCTGTCCGTCAAATGTGTATAAGCTGTCACCACTGTATACAGGTCTTCCACAGCATGTGCAGTATTCCTGTTTTTCTTCTTCCGGCTCCGGCGGTATGGTCTTCCAATGGTCATAGCCTTTAATGCTTTCCATCTTCATCCCACCCCATCAGTTTTAAAATCATGTCTCGCTCAACATAGCTGTTTTTGCAGACATATCTTTTCAACATATCCAGTTGCGCTTTCTGGTAGGCATATTCCTCAACAACTTCTCCGTAATCTTCGACAACGTCTGCTACCGCATCCATTACGCTTTGTAAGCTATCTTTTTTCTCTTCTCCCATGTTCAAATCCCCTTTCATGTGTTATAATTTTCTTGAATGTTTTTCTGAGTGCTTGACTGGATTTTATCCATCGGCACTCTTTTTTATACACATCCGGCTATCATAACCGCCAATGCGTATAGCGTTATCACAAGTGCTATCCTGTAGTAGTTAAGCTTGTCTTCCATGCGCTCTACCTCCTACCCGATCATAAGTGTCAGCATTGCAATGAATGTGACGAACCATAAGCAACGCCAAAAGATTAATTTTCTTTTCAGCTTGCGGATGATCTCTGTTGCCATTGTCATGTGTGTTTTCCTCCTGTTCTTCAGATTTGCGAATTACAGGAGAATGTGATATAATTAACCTGTATTCGCTAAGTGTTCGTTAGCGGTACACCGCCCTGTCTGGTATGCCAGTACCAGCGGGGCACTTTTTATGTCCCTTTTATCGTCAAACCGTTTGTGTCTGACATATATCTATATTCTTTTTATTCTTATTCTTCTTTATATTCTTCTATTGTTGTTAACTGGCTTGCGAATTGATTGTTAATTGATTGTTATGTGGCTTGCTAACCGTTTTCACTTGACAAGTAGTTTTGCCTTATTTTTCAAGGGTTTTAGCTTGTCATTTGCTTGTCAACTGGCTTGTCAAAATTTTCGATTTTTTGAAAATTTCTTTAATTTTGGCTTGTCAATTGATTGTTATCTGAGTGACGTTTGGCTTGCGACCAGTTGCCGTTTCGCCCTTATTTTTCAAGGGTTGTGGCTTGCTAAGTGGCTTGCGATTTGACCAAAAATCAACTACCATTTTCGCATTTATCTTTTCAATAATTTGAATACATTGAAAAATAAATATTTTTAAGCTTTTTTACTGCCTTTCGTACCTGTTTTTTTCACCTTTTTATATACGTTATTCCCGCCAATGATGTTCCCATTTTTGTCCAGTTCGTCCCAAACATATCGCCCTTTACCGGAATTTCGCCACTGTGAAAACCCTCGCAATTCTCCGTAGTCAAGCCATTCCTTTATGACTTTTACATGGCTATCTACCATGCACTGAACGGTAAATTCCATTGTTGTGCCAACCGGAACGGTCTCTGAACATGCAAGGGATATTCTTTCTCCCTGTGGTGTATTTGCCAGGAGCGGTCTCTGACACGTCCCCATATCCCCGTCAAAAATCAGTGGAATTTTGCGCTCTTTCACAAAAATAAGACCGTCAATCTCCTTTTTGTACGCTTTGATTTTTGATGATTCACTGCCTTTAACCTTACGGAGCATTCCGCATGAATCTTTGAACATTCCTTTTACCTGGTAGTCATATACAAACGGCTTTCCGTCTTCGTATTTGTGGAAAATCGTCATTGATTTCTCTTCCACTGCATCTACACCAAGTGTTGCTACTTCGTCCTCACGGGACGGTGCATCCGGTGCCTTTGATGCAATATAAGTCCGATGAATCTCCTTATCCGCACACTGAGAACCTAATACTTCCTCAGTGAACGTAATTCTTACTTTTAGTTCTTTCATGATACTGTTTTCTCCTTTTCAATTTGTTCTGGTTGCTTTACCACTCTACGTTCTTCCTTTTCTTGTCGAAACTGTGCTCAGCTTTTCCGTTTCAGAGCTTCTCTCTTCAATTCCTTGTCTTTTCGTGTCTGTTCATGCTGATCTGCTACTTTTCTTATCCGTGCTAAGCGTCACAAAGCCATATCATTTCTTTTCTTGTCTCTGCCATTCATTTCCATCTCAGTTACATTCAGTGCTTAACATTTCAGCTCCACAGCCTTTCGTCTCTTTGCTTTTCCATTGCATCTACCATTCAATCTTTTTTCCAGTAATGTTGTATGACTGTTTTATAGCCTCAAGTCTCTTGTTAATAATTTGAATTTGTAATTGCATCACAATTGACATAAGCCATAATATCCAAAATTCATATTCTTTCATTTTTCATCTCCTAAACCAAATAAGATAATAACCAACGTATATTTCTCAATAAGTCTTTTCCACTAAAAATAAGATTTATTAAGATTGATGTAACTCCGATGATTATTGCCACCGTTGATTGATCTATCTTTCTTTTCATCTTTGCCATCACTCTCCTTGTCTTTTCTTCTGGATTCTCCTATACTGTTTATACAGGCGCTGCCATGCCGAGTAATCCAGAAAGGAATATTAACCATGTCACAAGTTTCACATCGAGAATTGGATTTATCTTTTTCGGAAAATATATGTCTTCGAAAAATACAATTCTTCGGTTTACCGCAAAAGAAATTCTTCGAAGATAAATACTGTTTTCTTAGAGAACAGAACTTGATTTGCCGTTCATCTAAAAGCACTAATTACGTACTAAATAACCGTGCGAAAATGTATCTCCGATACAAGAGGAAAGATAAAATAAGATTCATCGTTCCTACTCTTATCTCCATACTTGCATTATTTGGAGGATATGACGTATACAAGAGTCCAATCTTATATTCATTGTTACGGCTATTAAAGCAAATATTGAAAGCCATAGTGGAAAATATGGGTGCCTTTTTCTAAATGGAATGTGGCATATTTGGACTGAAATTACAGGAATATCAGAAAGTCTTTTCTTCTCTTTCCTTGCATTCCAGTAAAAGAAATATCCCTTTTTTAGATGCTGTAAACTATCCATATCACTTTTATCTGGATTCTTATGAATGCAAATTCTTACAACCCATCGTGGCTTAAATAATTTCATTTTTGTTATCACCCCTTTTTGTGTTATAATTTTTAAAATACTAAAGAAAAGAGGTTGTATAATGCACGCCATTTTTAATTTCATGCAAGAATTATTCACAAGAGAAAATGTAACTTTTGCTATCGCAGTTTTCGGTGCTGTCGGAACCGCATGGAACTTGTTTCAATCTCGGAGAAAGATAGAATTTATTCCTATCGGCTTCAAGCTGAAAGATGATAATGAACTGATCGTTCACTTCGAAATCATCAATCATTCCAGAATTGCTATATCAATCGTGAATATCTCTTACTTGTATGATGGTGTCCATTATTCATGCTCAAAAGAGCGTGCTATTGGCGAGTCAATTTATCACGAACGAATGCGATTAAAGAACCTAACAGACTTCTATACACAACCTTTTCCGCTACAATTGGTGGGGCTCGGTGGTACTTCGGAATATATTCGATTTGAACTCCCGCCAGAAATTCATCCAGATTTTTCCAAACCTCAGACTTTTCAAGTCTCTGCCAATCGTGGAAAGGCAACTGAAATGAAACTTCTGCTAACTGATTCGGATTCATCCAGTTTACGTAAATTTCATATTCCGACTTTAATCCGTTCGTTCTTTCGAAAGTAGTTTCTACACAGTTGTCGTGTGTTCTCTGGGATATTGGCTTTCCATTGCCTAATGGACTGTATTCCACGCTATCACCTCCCTGTATTTAATTGTTATGGTTCCGGCATCCCTTATGTTTTCTTCGCCGGAGTGTCCAGCTTCTTTTCTGCTTCATCTGCCAAACTTTCTACTTTGCCGAGAAAATAGCCTTTATCGAATTCGGATAAGTTCGGCATTGCCTTTTTAATCTTCTCAACTATCTTTTTTTCTTTCTCACTCATGCACTCACTTCCTTTCTGTGCTATACTCCTTGTATCAATACCAAGGAGGTGCTCTTATAATGGAAATCGATTCTAAAAAACTGGCACAGATGATATCAGATTCGGCAATCAGGCTTTACAAGAAATCTTATTCTGATTGCTACGAAAAATATCTGGATAAATACGGTGCTGATATTGCAATGTCAAGAGCAATAAACGAATCAATCCCGATTCTTGTTGAGTATTTAGTAAAAGAAATTATTGAACTTAATAAGTAAGCTTTTTCCCGGTAATGTTGTAACTTTCTTTAATCTGCATAAGCTTTTTATCTACATCGTCAAATTTCCTTGAAATAACGATAAAGAATACCGCCATTACTGATAATTCAATAATTTTATTTTTCATTTTTGCTATCACCTCCTTGTTGATTCTACTTTTGCAAGGAAATATCCTTTATCAAAGTCTGACAAGGAGGAAAAACCTTTTATCACCCGTTCCACTATGTAAGCATCCAAACCAATTCTTTTAATCTCTGGATGCTGTTCAATCAGAACATCATCAAATCCTTTGAATGTGCATGGCCGGCTTTCTTTTTGCTCAACGCTTAGAAGTTCATTCAACTTTTTACAGGCTTCATCAAATGGAATTTCAAAGTATTCTCTTCCATTTGGAGTGTGTTTTCTGTGATTGCAGTAATGTCTGTGCATTTCTCTTTCTATGTCAAATGGATTGCTCAAAAATTCACTTGCATAGATTCTTCTAACCTTGTACGGTATCTGTTTTGCTCTACGTTCCACATTTCCAGAAACGCCTATCTTTACAAAGCCGTCACACTCCATCACATAAACTCTTTGATTCACTTTTTACCTCCTAACGTTTTTTAAATCCTATATTTTAGGATTCTCTATCCACAAAAATAAAGTCCATAGGAATACCAGAAAGTTCACTGATGATTCTTAACTGACTTAAATCTGGCTCTGTTTTACCTAACTCCCAATTAGTTACAGTTGCCGGAGAAACGCCCACTTTCTCAGCAAATTCTCTTTGTTTCAGCTTCGCATTAACTCTACATGCTGCTATGGAAATCCTCGGAACTTTGTAAGTCTCTACCATTTAGGTTCCTCCTTTCTTTATCTTATGCCTGTATTATAATCCTATTTTTTCGTATTGTCAATATAATAATTTAATTTTTTAGGATTCTTGTTGAATTTTTTAGGATTCTGTGATACTATAATAAACGTAGAGAGGAGGTGTTAACATGACCGAGGAGGAACAGAGAAAAATCTTCGCAAAGAACCTAAACTACTACATTTCCAATAGTGGAAAGCAACAAAAGGAAGTTGCTGAAGCGTTAGGATTCCCCCAAACAACTTTTAATACTTGGTGCACTGGCAAGATAATGCCGAAGATGGGAAAGGTACAGGCAATAGCTGATTACTTTAAGATTTTAAAATCCGACTTGATTGACGATAAATCATTCAAGGAACCATCAGAAGAATTTCTTGAGATTGTAGCAAAATTAGGCGCAGACGATGAACAGTTTCAGAAAATTATAATTGATTATTATCACATGAGCACAGACAGAAAAAAAGTTTTTTGCGAGTTTTTCAACACTTTCGTTTCTGGCAACTAAAAAGGAAAAGGGGACATTAAGTCTCCTTTTCCTTTTCTTCTCTATAGCACGCTTTGACAAAATAAAATACCAGTTTTAAATATTTTTCGCTTGTCATTGCGGTTACTGCTTCAAGAATCCGAGTTTTGTAATATTCTTGCTGTTTCTTTTCATCCACATAAATCCCTCCAATATCCCGACACGTCATTCCAGTAGCGATTACCTACATTATAGAACATACGTTTGTTATCTGTCAATGTTTTCGCTGATAGCATCTTTTACTATAAGATAGATGTACCTCATTAGGCGGGGGTCACGGATGCCTTTTATCATCCGCTTGATTTCGTTTTCATAAGTATCCGTCCATGTTTTGTTGCTCTTGCTGTTCATTTCGTCCTTTCCCATTAGATTACCTCCTATCAATGGCTTGACAAGTGCCATTTTTGTCTTATAATAATACATTGTAATACCTACATAGATTATAACTCGAAACTATAGTCAAGATGTTGGCCAAAATATCGTATTTTTCTTACAAAAAGAATGAAAAATAGCCAAGATATTAGCCTTTTCGACAGGATGTGACGTAATGCTAACGAAAAATGAAATGTTGGATAACTTTGCACATAACATCGAAGAAGAGCGGAAAAGACTTGATTTTACGCAAGTTCTCTTTTCTAAGATGCTGGGTGTATCTGTGTCCACATACAAAAACATCGTTTCACGGAAGACTAATAATCTTGACGTTTTCTTAGCACTAAGGTTGTCGCAACTAACTAATAAACCTATCCCTGATCTCTTAGGGTGTTCTTCTAAGGAATACGAGGTATTGGGAAAGTACAGGCAATTGACTGACAGACAACGTGCGTATATTCTTGGTAAGATGGACTATGAACTCTCTATGAAAGTGCTGGAAACGGATCCAGAAAACATGTTGGATGTTCTATGCCCCACTGGTGAGATGGCTGACGGTATGATATTGGATTCCTCACACGAAGAACGGATATACTGCCCGGAATACATAAAAAAGTACGGTGAGACGTTACATTGTGGTATAAAGATAACGAGCAACCACTTGCTCCCTGTATATGTAAAGGGTGATATCATTTGCATATCCAAAAGAGTACCAAGAAACGGTGATACCGTGATTATTATACACAAAGAAACAGGACGTGCGTATATAAGGCGGTATGTACAGAGAGGTAAGACAAAGTTAGTCCCGATTAACGGATTCGGTGATGTCATAGAAGTTGACCCGAATAGTTTGGAAGACATGGAGCAATGGGTGAGGTTTGGAGTTGTGATTGCGGTATTAAGAAGATAGCATACTATGTATGCGGAGGTACTTATATGCAGAACAAAAAGGTCTTGGAATTAGATAGCTTTTTCGGGAAACTTGTTGCTTGTGATGAATATGTAGAGATTATTCCTATGTATGTAACAGATTCTCGAAAACAAGGGAGAAAATTCTATTATCAAAACATTAGCGGTATAACATGCAAAGAACCAAGTGTTTGGTGGGGGCCTGGATATATACAATTTATAATTCCGGGAGAACAGGCCAAGCAAATAAAATGGATGGACAAAGGCTGGAAGAATACTGTTAAAAATGATCCAAATTCTTTACTTCTTTCGGTTATAGGAAAAGATTACAAAAAAAGATATAAAGAATTTATGGATTTTCTAAACAAAAAGATAAGCGACAAACCAGAATCTACCGCAGAAGTTGCAAATGATCTAAATCAGCTAAAAGCATTAAAAGAACTTCTTGACTGTGGATCAATCAATAAGCAAGAATTTGAAGAAAAGAAAAGAAAAATACTTAATAGAATATAATCATAGCATACTATATAATGAGGGAGGAATTAAAGTGAAAAAGAAAAAAGGTGGATGTCTCAAAACTATACTTATAGTGTTCGGAGTATTCGTAGTAATTGGAGCTATAGGATCGTTGGCAGGAGGAGACAAAAGTGAACCAAAAAAAGTAAGCACCTCTTCTGGTCAAAACGATAAAAGTTCTCAATCTGGAACAGTGGATGAGAAAAAAGAATTTCAAGTTGGGGAAACAGTTTCACTCAAAGACGTTAATGTAACATTGGTAAGCTACACAGAATCAGCCGGAAGTGAATATGTGAAACCGGATGATGGAAAAGAGTTTTTGATACTTGAATTTAACATCGAGAACAATTCTTCAAAAGATATCAATATTAGTTCTGTAGCGAACTTTGAAGCTTATTGCGATGATTATTCGTTGAATCAAGACATTCTCGGACAGCAAGCACCAGAAGCAGAGGGAAAGACGCAATTAGACGGATCAGTTGCTTCCGGAAAGAAAATGAGTGGAATTATCGTATATCAAGTACCTACAGGATATAAGAGCTTCGAAATTAATGTTGCACCGGATTTCTGGTCAACAAAAGATATAAAGTATGTAATTAATAAGTAATTCAAAAATCCCACTACTGGCAAGAAAACAGTAGTGGGATTTTTTTGGTATTGTATGTAAAGTGTAATGCTCTTGTATTATTTTACGATGCCGGATAAGAGCCAGTAGGTCGTGATAAGTCCTACTTTTCTATCCGGTGTAAGTCCTCTGTTCCTCTGGAATACTTCTACACACTTGCCGAGGTAGTCTGTCCATCCCTCATTGTAAGACAACTTCGTAAAGCCGTATACGTCTCTGAGGGTGCGTCTCAGCCATCTGATAGCCGTGATACAGTTGTGTGTCTGTCCTGCCCATAAGATATGCGTTTTAGCAAAATTCTGTGAGCCTACACCGAATTTGTCATCAACAGACAGTGCGTTGGTATCAAACCCTATGTTCATGGCTTTCTGCCATTCTCCAACACGGGAATTGTTGAGATAATACCGCTTGTCACCTTTCCAAGATTCATCTACCGGTTTAGGTGCCGGTACTACAGTCGGTTTCTGTACCGGAGTTACCATACCACCCAAATCCTTATAGAGATAGTTCACGTCTACATTTCCAGGGATTCCAGGAATAGAGCCTTTCGATGTGTACTGCCACATATCAATTCCGTCTACTCCGGCAGATTTAGAGCCGTAAGATGCAATCCACAGAGAATATCCCCATGTCTGGCCGATATAGTTCTTGTACCAAGATGTAGATGCATAGATTCCGGCTTTATAGCCATGTGCCACCATTGCGTCACAAAACGCTTTTGCATTGGCTTTTGCAACGCCCTGTGTTCCCGGCTGTTCGCTGTCAAAATATACAGGCCATGCCGGAGAATGTCCCTTTAGAAGTCTTAATGCGTGGTTGATTTCTCCATGCACCGCACCTGTAGTCTTTGCGTAAGAATACAGATATACACCGTAAGGGATGCCAAGACGCTCACATTCAGATACATTTCTCAGCCATTTTTTATCGTCCTGTCCGGTCTGATCTTGTCCATATCCGCATCTAAGGATAGCTCCTACAATGCCAGATGCTTTTACTTTCGCCCAGTCGATGTTCCCGTTATGTTCAGAAACATCGACTACCCTACTCAATATATCCCTCCTGTTTTAAATGTTCTTTCGTTTCTGCAATCTCAGCTGCATGCTCTTTTGCAAACTTTTCTGCATCTGCTTTTTCCATGCCGTAGTGTTCTGCCAATTCGTCTACCGTGTAGCCGTAGGCACAGCTTTTGACTACTTCGCAAATGGTTTCTTCGCTCATTGTTGCCATATTTATTCTCCTTTTCTTAGTGATACAATAATCATGGCATTTTCTACTTTTTTTGCTGTGCCCGTACTTTCTTAAATAGCAATGGATTTTTAACCGATTCTAAATGGTCAGATGTAAAACTTCTTACATAGCACTTGTTACATTTCTTATTATGTTTTCAATATTGTTCATAAAAACACCCCTTTCAAAAAATTATATTACTCTTAAAAGAGGTATTTCCTGTATATTCTCTTTGTTTATTCCTGTCTAAAAATTGCGTTTTGAATGCAAATTTTGATTAATCCACAAAACTCAGTTAGTAAATTAAATGGGAAGACCAAGAATCTGTGCAAACATGCACACTCTAATTCCACCCCAAAAAGTATCATCAATAGTAAAAGTAATCTTCTTGTCTTTAAGCTTTGCTGTTACAAAGGAATTATCTTCCAAGGCTACGAATAAATCGGTTGGTATTGTCGAAAATGAAAACGGTAAAATTTCTATTCTATCTCGCCATCCGTAAATCAAAAATCCGTAATGATATTGCGTACTTGGATATCCAGATACATCTATTTCATAACTTTTGCTGCTATCTTTTTCTCCGATGTACTCAAAACCAGTCTGCGCCTTGCTATTTAATCTTTTTAAAAAGATGAATCAAAACCTACCAATGAAAATAGGATTTTCGTAATATGTGCAAGTGAAAATAATATCTTTTTTATTCTCAGCAAGTTTTACAGATGCGTCTTTTACACTCTCTGCATCAAATACTTTGTTCAAAAAGATACCATTAAAAATAGTAGCCGCTTCTTGTCCTAGCGTAATTAAGTACACTTCACTCCTGCACACGCACAGAATACTTTGATCAATAATCTTCGGTGAAATCTTGTACGAACTAGTTCCGTTTCCTTTGTCTAATGGATTTGGAGCTATTGCCGTTATTTTGAGCTTGCTATTTAATTCATTAAGTGCCCCTATAACCGTCTTATTTTGCGTCTCTAATTTTGCAAACACCTTGCTTGCGAGCTTGTCTAAAAAGTAGTCAGCTAAAGTCGACAATGTGACACGCTTGTTTGCTTTTGGAGTTTTATCTGTATCCAGTGTCATAACCTCATCTGTATCAGTCGGGTTTGTATCTGTAGTGTAATCTGTCCATTTTGCCATAATTATTTCTCCTTAAGATAGTTTTCTTTAATATAGTCATCTACCGCTTTCAAATGAGATAAAAGTTCATCACTCATTACGATAAAATTCCCCTTAATGTTTGGATTCACCAATTCTCCTTTTTCTGAGACTTCGGAAAAAGTGAAAGAAACTCTTTCACCCTCACCTGTTGTAAATTTTGTAAAACTGGTTAACATTTTTTTCATATTATACCTCCGCTTGCATCGTATCTACATAGTTCTGATATTCCATTTCACCGATATATGCATAATCGATATCCCGTTCTTCTACGTTTTCATTGTAAACATCTATTCTGTCATATTCGTAGTCCTTTTGGCGTGCCTTAATTTCCCATGAAAAGTTTAGGCTTTCCGTGCCCTCTACGACAAAGTATGTTTCATGCCGTTCAGATACCCATACATCACCTTTTCCATTCTTCTGTAAGAATACTTGATATTTACAACCGCTTGCAATAGTTTCTAAAAATATCGGGTCGATGCTGATATAGCATTTTCCGTCAACTCCTATAGTTCCCTCTCCGACATCTCCGAACATTGGTGCCGGAGTTTCGTAAGCATTCAAAAGTCTTCTTGAATAACTTTTTGTGTTGACTACCCTGCTTTTTTTACCTGTTACCGAAAAATCACCTGTAATACTAACATTTTTACGTATCGACCATTCGTAGTTTGCATCGAGATATGCTACTTCTGTACCAGTATAATCCCACATTCTAATATATTGTGGTTCAATCACAACGCTAGGCCCATCACGATTCATAGAAACATCAACCCCGCCTTGAAGCTTTACATATGCTGTGAATTTGCCGTAGTCATCTACTCCATCTATGTATGAAATGATTTTTTGCCCCCCATATGTTTTCAATCCTTCATTGTCAATAGACATGCTTTTCCACCCAGCAGAATGATATACTTCAAGCACTCCTTGTTCGTTGGCTTTTCCGCCTAATTTAAGTGTACCGCCCTCTGCATAAGAGAAATTAAGATAAATTTTTCCATCTTTGAGGAAAAGTCCTTGCACCTGTCCGTTATTTGTCAGCCGATTAAAGATATCTTCCTGTGTCAGTGCTTTGTTCAAGTCATCTACTGCGGAATCATCCGTATATTTAACAGCTTTCTCCCAATCCGTAGTTACAAATGCACCGGATGCTTTAGCAACTTTGCACCGCATTAAATCTCCGCTTTTCCCCTGCGTCCAAAGGTCGCCGACATCATAAGGCGGTGCCGGTGTGGTGACGAATACTCTACGCTTGCTGTCTGCCGTGTCCTGTGCATTGGACGCATCATTCATTGCCTTGTCTATTTGACTGTCCTTTATTCGGAACCACTGCCATACACTGTCAATCTTAAGGAATCGGTATGTATAACCTTTTGTTTTCCAAAAGAACAGGTCACCGTTGTGTACGGTTTTTAATTCATCGGTTGTCCATGCGGATGCCGGAACGTTGCTAAGTGTCGGCTCGTAATCGTAGAAATAGGTGTCAATCTTACCGTCAATCTGCGTCTGAATATCTTCTATCTTCGGGTCGTAGGTATTCTGAATGAAATCATTAACTGAAGTATCATCTGTGTATTTGTTGCGTTTCTCCCAGTCGGAAGATGTAAAATCTCCTGTCTCACGGCTTTTTACGCACGTCATAATATCAGATGTGGAACTGTCAAACCACAAATCACCGGCACTATATGGTGTAGACGGTGTATTAATGAATATCTGTGCTTTTCCGTCAATTTCATCAAATACCGCATCCGGGACAGGCATTTTTACCCATACACCGGATTCTGAATACCGGTACTCTTCGTTCGTGGTTGTGTTTTTCCACAAATCACCGATATGAGATGCTTTGGTTTCCTCGAAGTAGAGATACATTTCATTCCCGTCTGTGTCGAGAATTGCATTTCCATCCACGTCACACCAAGGTATTTCCGTGATTCCACCCCAGCCTACCGCCGGGTCGGTAGGCTGATACCATGTTTCAATCTTGTTTGCAACTTGGTCTTTCAGATTATTGATGTCTTTTGTGTATACATTGTCAACAAAATTTTTGACAGCTATGTTTGCGATAGCTTCAAGTGTCTGTCCACCGATGGAAACTGATTCTGCACGGATATCCACACGTCCTGTTTCGGTATCTGCATAAAACGTAATGTTGCCGTCTTTGTCCCTAATAGTTAATGCCCCTGTGTTAATATAATCCGCATTTATTCCGATAGCATACAATACTTTTGCCACTAAATCACCAGTGAGAAAGAAGCCGTAAGGATAGGTCTGCCCGCCGTCTGTTGATACACCTACAGCATCGGATGTAATCTTGATGACGTTTTCGGATTCACTCATTGTCGGCTTGTCATGCAGATATGTTATATAAGAGCCGTCAGCCTGTCTCACCTTACTGGTGTACATTCCTTTTGCATTTGCAAGAGTAGTCTGTAAATTCTCAATAGCAGATTCCATTTCTTTGCGATTTTTATTTGCTTCTGCCTGTACTTTGTGATACATCTCAGCGGATTCACTGTAGTATGTACTGCTATTTGTTTCCGGGTCTTTGATGCCACAAGACAGTTCTGATTCTCCCGGATAAGAAAAATCATGTGTGGTTATCACTGTTTTGTACGCTTTGTCGTTTTGGTCTACGATAACGGCACAATCCATGATTTCTGCGGTCGGGTAAGGAAAAAACGTTCCAGAGAACGATGTCAGTGTCACACCGTTCAACACATCTCCGATTAATTCCAGTGCTTTTTCTTCTGCGCCAGTGATTAATGGATTGGTTATAGTCAATGCATAGTCGTCCGTTCCGTTCAGATATTCTACGTCCTTGTTGTTTACACGCTTTGTAGTTCGGATTCCAGTAATCGTTACCGGGTTCATCCCTACTGTTGGATAATCCGAATATTCTGATAAAACATGGTACTTTGCGTTTTGCGTTGACAATTCAGTGTACAGAGTACCGTCTGTAACGTCTTTGAGTGGCTCAAAATCGTAACTTTTAATGCTAAGTGAACCATTCTTAATAATTGCATTTCCGACCGCTATTTGAGCAATATAGCCAATGATTTTACGAGCCGTTGTCTTTTCCGGCATGCTCTGAATTTGAAAATTTTCGTTCTTGAAATGAGCATCTGCAGCTGTAATTCCAACGAACGCACAGACTTCTAATAACAGGTTTCTTGCAGTTGCCGGATAGGAAAGCTGAGAAGTAAATTCTTTATTGGTTTTATACATAGCATCATAAGCTGTGATTTCTATAACTTCTCCCGTTGCTACCGGAGAAGTGACATAAAATATGCCCTCATTTATTCTTTCCTGTGTACCATCTTCCAAGTCTGCTTCTGTGTATAATGTGATCTGTGAATAAAAGAAATCATAATCCGAAAATCTTCCATCCTCATTGAACAAGGACAATGTGATAGTTTTGGACAGAGCGGAACCCAGCGGTAAATCATCACCGCCGGATTCCGAATATCCGTTGTCAGAAATGGCAAAATCATCCTCTGAGTTTAGTGTTATTTCAGAACCATCTGAAAATAAAACTTTTGCGTAAGAGTAAAATGGCCCGCCATTCTTTATAACTTTTTTAAAATTGTTACTTACATTTTTCATCTTCTACCCCTAACTATTTAAGGTCAGCGACTGTCTCAATCGACAGCCGGAGTTATTTATAATGACAACGGATTGATACAAGTTACTTGAAAGCTTAATTCGCTATACCTTTCTTCTCCGTTATTAAGACGTACAACCGGAAGATTATAATTAGAAGCATAGAATTTTCCAGTTTCCCACTGCGCTTTATATGCGTTAAAATGGTAGAAATCAAATTCATTTTTATTCATAACCTGTCGGAGTATATTTGACGCTTCTTTTGCACTGATATCTGTCCATTTTAAGTTATATGCTTCTACGGTAAACATTACCGTGTTTTTCATATTCCCTTTTTGCGTACGTGTAGACTTTGCAGTAGAGGTTGTCGCAAGTTGTACTGTATATCCGTCTTCGTCAACGTCCGGGGCGGTGTATGTTCCGAACCTCAAATGCTCCTGTGCCATATCATCACCCCCTACGCCATCTCAAACGGATTCATACCCGTCTGTGACATTACTACTTTTCCCTCTTCTACCACTGCTTTATATATCTGCTTACCTTTCAGATATACTGGGATTTCAATGCGCTGTTTCTGTCCACCGCCGGATTCTTCCCTTACAATCTGCCGGATTAAGCTTTCCGGTGCTTCGATGTTGTTTCCGTTCTTCTGGTCGCCGAGTACCGCCATGAACTCTTTGTTTGGTGGAATTACCGCACCTTTTGCAAGATACGGGATATAGTTCGGACTCCAATAACCAATATTAAATCCGACAGAACTCCAACCTGTAAACTTCTGCAACCATTTTGGCAACCGAATATTCATGTGGTTCATAGCACTTGCAAATCCGTTCTGCATCCTCTGGAATCCACGTAACATAGCGTTCATAAAGCTGATGATTAGATTTACCGGACTTTTTACAACCGATGCCATTGCGTTCCAAATTCCGGCGAATATATTCTTAATACCATTCCACGCTCTTCGCCAATTCCCAGACAAAACACCATTTACAAAATTTACAATACCGTTAAATATCTGTTTTACCGAATCGAAAAGATTTTTAATATTCTGCGCCCATCCGTTCATATAATCGCCAATGATTCCAAATGCCTTTGTCCAGTCTGTTTTAAAAATACCATTCACAAATTTTGAAAACGGTGATAAAACGAAATTTTTAATGAATTCAAAAACTTGGTTCACAAGGGTCTTTATTAAGTTAAGTGGCGTGGTAACTATTGTTGCCATTAAATTCCATACGCCAATAAAAATATCTTTTATTCCCTCCCAAGCTTGTTTCCAATTGCCGGTAAATACTCCTGTAAAAAATTCAACGATACCGTTAAATATCTGTTTTATACCATCAATGATATTGCTGATAGTGGAAAAGAAAAGATTCATGTAATCGCCAATAATTCCGAATTGTTTTGTCCAATCGGTTACAAACGCATTACTGAGCCAATCTGCAAAATTTAACATTGTCTGTTTTACTTGATCCCAATGAGTTACTAAAAGTACAAGGATTGCAATCACAGCCGTTATTACAATCGGGATTATTCCAACTGAGGATATAATCGCACTAATTGCACCGATAAGACCTTCAGAGCCAAGTATTGAAATCAATCCAGATATTCCGTTGACGATCATTGCGATTAATGGTGTGATTTTTCCGGCAGCAAACGCACCCATCAAAAGCGAGCCGATCAATTCAATTATCCAAGAGTGCTTGCTTAAAAAGTCAAAGAATCCTGCTATTCCATTAATCAATGTCGGTAATCCTTTTTCTATTAGCCACTTCAAAAATGGCAATACAATAGTTGTGTATAATTCGTACACATAATCACCAATGACTTTAATTAATGGTTGTAATTTTTCCAAAACATTTCTAATCGAATCAAGTAATGGATAAAAATCAAGTTTTCCAACCCAATCAGCCGTTGCCCATACAATCTTATTAATAATATCTAGGATTGTTTGGAAAATATCAGCAATTGCCTGTACAATTGCCGTACCGACTTTGTTTTTGTTCCATGCCACATCTAATTGTCTTGCAACATTCCCGATAGTCGTAAAAATTCCTTGCGTTATTTGCAAAATTGTTTCCAAAATCTTTGTGCCTGTACCATTTGTCCAAACTTCAAGCATGCTCTTTCCGACATCTGTCACCAGATTTTTTAATTCGGTAAAAGCGTATTTAGCAGAATCAATAGTATTTTGTCCCTCTTTGTCCCACGCTTCTTTGAACGGTTTGAATATTTGCGAGAGAATATCCTTTAACTTTTCCAAGATTGGAATATCTGAAATTGCCACCTCTTCAAACATCGGTGACGTTCCACTGCCACCGCCAGTATTCGGTGTACTACTTGATGGATTTTTAGAACCGGAATTGTTTTTATCCTGTTGTTCCGTGTATCGGTTCAAATCATCCAATGGCGAAAGATAATCCTCTGTAGCGTCAGTTGCGTCTTCTGTAGCGTCTGCAACATCTTTTGTACTGTCTGCATCTTTCTTTGCGCTGGATGCCGTCTTATCTAAACTCTTCGCATAGTCTTTTTGCACTGCTATAGCTTTCGTATATGTTTTCTTACCGCTTAGGAAAGCGAAGAACATACTTACATAGCTTGCAGCTGTCGAAATCATGTCGATAAACTTAGACAGTATCGGTGCTACTACGGAAAGTATCGGGGCAAATGCTGTTGCGAGTGAGTTTTGCAAGCGTACCAAACTGCCCCACAACATCGACAAGCTGTTATTTGTATCACTGGAATACTGAGACAGGTTGTCGAATCCCACTTTGATTCCGCTCATCACAGCCGAAAACGCACGGAAAGCAACACTCATAAGCAAGGACATACCAAGCATACGGCCAAGGCTCATTCTTGCGCCACCGGCAGATTTCGAAACACCTTTTATGGATTTTGATGCCCGCTTGCCGGATGAACTCATTTTATCGTTCGCATCTGAAGCTTTAAGCGTTTTGGACTTATATTCGTCTACAGTTCCTTTTATGGATTTGTAAGACGTATTTAACCGATCATTGATATTTGCGAGTTTGTCTTCTGCTACCGCAAGCTTTTCCATATCGGATTTTGCTTCTTTGGTTCCTGTTCCTGTTCGGAATGCAGTGCCACTTGCTTCTAAGTCCTTTAATTCTCCCTCAGCATATTTGATAGTATTTGCAAGCTCATCAATGTCATATTGCTGTCTCTTGTAAGTATTAGAGTTCTTCTTTCCACCATTTGCAAGAAAACGTTCCTGTGCTTCTGTGAGCCGATTCATCTTTGCTGTTGCTTGATCTATCTGTGCCTGTATTTCCCTGTATTCCTCTGTCGGAATCTTCTGGTTGCCATATTCGGCTACTTTTCTTTTTAATTCTTCTACTTTTTCGGATTGCCTAGCATATTCCCGGCTAAGTTTTGAGAACGAATCAATCTGTTTCTCTATTGATGCTTTGGTTTTGGCACTAACTCCATTCAGTTCATTTGCCATTTTTCTCAGTGATGATTCTATCTCTCTGCCACCGGCACTCATACCATCCGAGTTGATTTCGGTATCAATAATAATGCTACCGTCTGCCTGTGCCATAGCAATTCCTTTCTACCGTTAATTTTTTACGGTCAGCGAACATCCACAATTGATGTCCGGTTATTTCTTCTTGAACCCGAAAAGTTCTCTTAATTCTTCCTTTTCGGCTTCGCTACGTTCCTGTGTTTTGGTCTTTAGATCAACCATGTTTTTGTGTTCTTTATAATAATCTTCTTCCCACTTTTCCAGTTTTTTTCCTCTTCTTTTTTTATCCCTTATACTGACGATAGTGGAAAATGTGCTTTCTCCGACTTCCATGTATGCACCAAGGAATGTCCACCAATGCATATATTCTTCCGAACGCACATCCTTTCCTATGGTCTTGTTAATGGCCGGGATGACAACAGGAGCATCTTTTTCCCAATCCATCAACTGCGGTCTTGGCTTTTTGCCGTCTTCTTTGAATCCGCAATCTATGAATTCCCCGCCTTTTTTCATGGCTTCTTCATAGTCTCTAGGGTTCATACTGTCGAAATCAATGTACAGAATTTGCAACAACGTAAGCGCACGCTCTTGATTCTTTTCTTCTTCCGTCATATCGGGTTCAAAAATATCCGGGTCGTTCATAGCAGAAAGAATATCCAATATCACACGGAAGTCTGTGCGTATCCGATATTCTTTGCCATTAACATCTAAGGAAGTGGGAAGTTTCCACGCATACATTAGTTATGGTACTTTGCCACATATTTGTTCATGCGACGTTGTACCTTTTTTGATCTGCAATTAAATTCTCTTTCAATTACTTTTGCAACTGCATTGAGAACATTTTCTACATACAGTTCGCCGTTTTCCAGTGCCGAAAACGCACCAAGAATCTTGAAAAAGGATTCTCCCGCATCTGCATTGATGAGGTAGGATATTTTTTCCACAATCTCTTTTTCTGCTTTTGATACTCCGTCTTCGCCATCCGGCATTTTGTAAGTGTTGAAAAATTCGATCACTTCATCCAGTCGGTTTACGATATTTGTATCTGATGGACGGAATTCAAACACACCAAGTTTTTTTCCTTTTTTGTTCTCGATAGTATAGGACTTTGAACCATCATCAATGATGATCTTGTTTTCATTGGACGGCTTAATCAATTTCTTGCTCATAAGATGCACCTCTTTCAGAATTAATCAGCCAGTGAATTTACGCTTGCCGGTAATGCACCAGCCGTAAACTTCGGGTTTCCTGTTTTAAGTGATTCAGCCGTTACATAGCCTTTTGTTCTATCACCATCGAACGAAATGTTGAATGGGATATTTACTCCGGCTGTGTCACCGCCGTAGCTCTGAGGTTTTACGAGCACTTCCTGTACATAGGCAAGATGATTCTCTGCGCTTGTGTCTTCCACGATCACTTCAAGCATCAGTGTTTTGCAAGCATCACCTTTTAACTGGTCAAGCGCAATGTCTCTAATGTGTGGATATAATTTCGAATCCGGATCCGCATAGAACGGGTCTGCACTAATGGACGGCTCATACCCGTTGTCTGTTGTTTTCGTCTTGCCAAGAATCGTTTTCTTGGTCGATGTATCCGGGTTGAGTTCGACAGACATTTCTTCAATGTCTTCTCCGATAACTTCAAACTCTGCGGATGCTAAGACTTTTTTGAATGTGGTGTCTAAATAGTGTGCTAATGCTTCACGATTTAACTGTCCCATATTATCTTTCCTTTCTACCGTTAGCTTTTTACGGTCAGCGAGCATCTCTGATTGATGCCCGGTTAATTAGTTCTTCTGAATATATTCCTGTATTTGAGAGACATACTAATCACCCAGTCTTGCACATTGTTTTCGTAAGTTTTGTCAAGGTATGATGGTGTGATTCGTGTAATCTCTTCTATTTTTCGTTCTTCTGTAAGTGTTGGGTAAGATGTAAGCCTATGCTTTTCGCCATCAATCACGATCGTTTGTCGTTCCAGCCATTTGCCTACACTATCAAGAAATTCCTTGATATCCGCTTTCATATTCGGAGAATCACGGGATGTCCTGTACACAATATAAAATGGGTAGTTACAAAGCTGATTCACCTTACCTGTTACCGATTTTTTTTCCTGTGCAATCACTGCACCGGATACCGGATAGAATGCTATTCCATCATCTTCTTTCAGAGTGGAGAATTTAAACACTTCTCCGGTTTCCAATCCCGGATACTGATTCAGCAAATCTTTAAGTGCATTTGTTACAATGTCGTATCCGTCAACATCGTATTTCACTGTTTTTTTACTATCCACCGCCTGCACGTTTCTTCACTCCTTTTACCCATGTATCGCAAAATTCATCTTTGGCAGAATCAAACCAGTGATCTGTCGCAAAAGGGTTTGGCTCCTTTGAGAACTGTATATCACGGTCTGTTACCACCTTTTTCGCCCCCGGTCTCGCCCACGGTGATCCTGTTTCCGGGTCTACCATAACTTTCCCCATGTACAGGTATCTTGCGTAAGGACCATATCCGGCATAAACTTTTCCACTACCTTTCAAGGCTTCGTTCTGCGTATTGGTTGTATCAATCAACATTCCGTCTCTTTGTGGAATATACTTTTTTGTGCCTGTCCATACCTGTTCATCTAACCAAAGTTGAGCATCTTGGAATTGCTTTTCGAATCGGTCAAGATTCACATTCACTTTGATGTCAGCTTCAACTATTGAAATATTCGGAAAATGAAACATTCTGCTACGTGCCATTTACTTTCCCCCTATCTCAAAATGTGGGATAAGTGTGTATGTTCCGACATTGGTGATTAAGAATACATTGTCGTGGTTTTTGTTCATATAATCATAAAAGCCACCGTCTCTCCGGCTCTGATAGTCTTCGTCTGCTATCATCTTTTCATCATGTTCGCCCTCAATGAAAAAGTCACCGCTTGCAAATGTGACGGTATGTCCAAGTGTATCGTTAATTTGTTTTGCCCATTTTTTAGGCTCAAGATACTTTTTGCCAGCTACTACTTTTTCATCGGATGCCATGCCATACAGAACATGGAGTGTTGCCGTGTCAGCCGTATCAAGTCCTGTCTTTTCGATGTTTGCGGATTTATCAACAATGAGTTGAACACCTTTAATTACGGTCGGATACCAAAATATTTCATCCTTTTGATTCACATATTTGTTGAATACAGTTATGGTTTTGTCATACATTGGTATCACCTCTCGTTAATAAAACTTCTTACCGCATTTTTCACACTTCCATATGTGCCTTGTTTCTTTTATCCCGTTTCCGATATCTTCCAGATACGTTCCGGCATGGATTTTCTTTTTGTGTTTGCAAAATAATTTATTGATGATTCTTAACACGCTTTCCTCACAATCCGGCATACAAAAGGCAAATTCCATTGTCGTTGGTTGCTCCGGCAAGATACTCTGTAGCAACGTTTAGCAACAAGGCATTTTCCACTTTTTTATCCATAGATGCCTGAGCATACACATTACTACTTATATTACTTCCGGTAGCATAGGAAATGCTTTCATTACCCGATGAAACAGAAGAGACGGCCTTGTTAACGACCGTCCCATCTTCTTTCTGTATAGTTCCTACGGTATCCATAGAAGCTTTTTTAATCTGATCAATTTGATACATGGTATCAGCAACCGCACAGACAGCCTTTTGCACTTTCGTTTTAACTCGCTCATTTTCTGGAAGTCCGTCAACAAGGCGGTCGAAAGTATATTGGTCTATGCGGTCACTGGCACGCTCTGCATACTTAAGGAAGTCACTTTCCGGCACAGTATCACCATAGAATTTGTTTTTGTAAAATTCATAATCTGTGTATGCCATAATGTTCCTCCTGCTACTTCTGATCTTCTTTTGCAGTAGATTTTCTGCCTTTGTTTCCACCTTTGATCTCTTTGTATTTATTTGGGTTATTCTCCATCAACTGAGCACTCGTTTCATGCTCAGTTGATAAGGTTCTGCCCGTTTCCAAGTCTTCGAACTGTCTCATGCTTACTCACCTTTCTTATTTTTGAAGATAAGGTCTGGCATTACAGATTTTGTTCCGTAATGGTAGAAGAGTTCAATACCATATGCTTCTGAAAGAGGAATCTTCTCAGAACTGTATGGTGTGGATTTAACAGGCTGTGCGATGGCTCCATCCACCATCACGATCACATCAACGTCTGTCGGCATGTGCACGCATGAGAATGTTTTTACGCCATGATAAGCGTAGAACTCTTCGTCAGCCACGCCAACACCCGGCACTGTAACTTTGTCCAGATATGTGCGGATTTTTCCGTAGAATTTCGGCGTACAAATCATGTTCATCATAGAACGTGGTACTCCGTCCACATATTCATTCTTGGTAGTTTCGCACTGCTGAATCATGGTTTCAGCCTGTTCCTCAATAGCTGTAATACCCGTCAAATCAACTTCTGTCGCATCTGTTCCGGCAACTTTGAAGAACTCAGTGTCAAGTTCTGCGATCATTCTAAGTGCATGGTTCGCTGTTCTTTTTGCGATAAGTCCCTCTACTCCGAGAAGAGATACATCTTTCTGTTCAACCTCTTCTACGATTTCCTTATCTACATCAATTGGAATCGTAACCGGCTTTCCTTTTACTCCATCACCTTTAGCTGCACCTCTGGCAGTTCCGTAATTCTTAGATGTCGCATTTGCGAATCTTTTTGCTTCTACGGTTCCGGCAGACGGATCACCGGAAAGTTCGGTATTCTTCATTTTCCCAGAAATAGTGTTCTTCTGGACGTTTTCAATGACCTTTCCATACTCTTCTGCAAGAAGCATTTTTCCGGTTGGGTCAAGTAACATGTTTAATGATGTAATTCTTGTTGTTTCTGCCATTTTTGTTCTCCTTTAATTCTTTAAGGTCAACGGCTATCTCCTATTGATAGTCGGTTTACAGTATGGTTCTACCAAACAGTTCCAGGAACAAACGGCTCTGCTTTCTGTTCACTTCCACCTTTTTCTGTAGGTGTAGTGAATACTGGCGGTGTCTTACCATCAGTCACGAAAGCGTCTTTCTGAGATTCTTTCAGTTCTTTCATGTAATCATCAAGACCAAGAATCTTTTCGCCCTCACGTTTCAGGCCTTTATCCTTAATCATGTTGATAATGCCTGCCTTGGCAAAATCAGAACTGAATTTCTCGCCCGCAAGAGCCTTTGTCAGAACATCATTGAAGTCCCTTTCTTCAATCTTTTGGTTGTACTCTTTTTCACTGGCATCAAGCTTGTCTTTCCATTCTTTTTCTGCATTCTCAGCTTTCGTCTTCCACTCATCACGTTCTCTTGTGATTGCATCGAAGTCTTTTCCCTCGAACCCGTCCAAAGTCTCTTTCGCTGTTTCATACTGTGTTTTAAAGTTGTCACGTTCCTGTGTCAGAGTTTCTACTTTTCGTGTCTGCTTATCATAGTCAGATACGCTTTTGTAATTCTCTTTCACTGCATCTTCGATTGTCTTTTTCTGCTCATCTGTAATTTCAAGACCAGCATCCTTGATAATCTGAATAATATTTTTCATGTTGCATATCCTCCTCAACGTCTCTTATTAACCGCTTCGTCTGCGGTAGGGATTCAGACAGATGAACCTCTGTCGGGGTAATCGGGATACACGGAATCGAACCGTGGACATAAGTCTTTTTTTCAAAGAGATGATGGATTGTGACTTTTGTTCTACCATTGAACTATATCCCGTTAGTGGTTGGTGTAAGTGTTCCCTCTATACAGTTCCAACCACTGTTACGGCTATTTGACGGTCAATCTGCATATTGTTCCGTAACTAACTCTATACAGAAAAAGGATAGCCGGATATGAATCCATGCACCATACTGTGCACTATCCTTTGCGGATAAAAATTTATCATTTTATATTTTTAGGAGGTAACATAAGATGACGATTCCCCAAGTCCGCAACCTTAGGGGAAAGCCTAACGGGCGTTTGACCGCCCTTTAATCAGCATTCCGCTATTAGGCTTTATTGAAAGGAGGTGTATCAAGCAAGAAAGGAAAATGTCCTATGTGATTCACCGTATATATCGTAACATTAATATATATAGTACTCCGTACCCATGTTTTTACATTTCCGCAAGCTTCTTGATTTGCCTTTGAATTTCTTTTCGTTCTTCCGCAAAATCTGAATCCATAACCATAGAGGAAAGCATGTCGTACACTTCTACCATGAGTTTCCCGACACTTTCCATCAGTTTGTCTCTGTGCGCTTGATCTCCGTTCTGTTGATACATCTCTTTCGCCATAATGTACTGGTCATATAGTGCATCAATGTTTTTATCGTACTTTCCGTTACTGTACTTCTTGATAAGGTTTTCCGATGCATCCGCAATCATCCCCGGTACGCTTTCACATTCCAAAGATTTCATATTGCACAATGTAGATGTAATCATGTACATTGCCTGTAAGTTAGACATATTTAAGTCTTTCTTTGCAGATGCTTTTTCACGTTCAAGCTGTTCTTCCAAAATCTTTTTAATCTCGCTCATTTATTACACCTCGATTCCTTTCATTTTCTTTTTGTATTTGTCGTGAATCTCCGACTGAATTTCTGTGATGTATACCATGTCGTATCCGGTAGATATGAGGTCGTTAATCATACATTCTACAGTTTTTAATTCTTCGCTTACATCCTCAACCAGACATTCCACAAACATAGCATCAGCCACATGACCGTTTTCTCTTAGCGTGTGTGCGTACTGTTCGTACACTTCCTTTGTTTCGGATTCCCAATTGTGGTACTCGACAAATCCATCTTCTACGGCTTTCTGCTTCGTGCTTTTCCCAACGCTTAACCGTTTGGCCGTTCGCCACGCATCCGGGATAACATTCACTTTTCCATCAAATACATCATCAATAAGCTGATTGTGATGGTTTATAAAATATCGGCACACTTTCCTACGTTCCAAGCTTTCCGCAATGTGCTGGTACTCATGCATCCGCTTAAATCCTTTTAAGCCGAGAAAATCGAAGTAGTCCGCAAACTGTCCGTGCATCATGACTGCTCCGATAAACCGTTCATTGATTTCGGCAAAGATTTCTTTCGGAGTTTTAACATCTAGGTTGCTTTTAAAATCAATCATAGAAACTCACCCCTTTTCTATGAGAGCTTTTTAATGATGATATTCGCATCCTTAACCAATGTTTCGACTGTGCCAACATTGCCAACCGATATAGTGACGCTACTTCCGGCCGGAACTGCAATCAATGTAGCTGCTCCGACATTCTGATACACATTTGCTGTTGCTACTGTATAATCCATTTCCGTACCAGAAACCGGTTCCCCGTTCTGTTTGATAGATAACGCTACCGCTCCTATTGCAGATGCCGTAACGTTTCCGTTAAACTCAACTTCGACCGCCATTGGCAGATTTCCACGGTTTGTGATTTCAAAAAGTCCACTGCCGTTGTCATGTGCAAGCCACCCTGTGTTACAAGCACATCTACGGCTTTTCACTCTTGTTTCTGTAAATAATACATTCTGATTTGTTGCTACTGTCTGAGCATTTTTAGCAATAGAATTTAACATATTTTTTCTCCTTTCTTAAAAAAAGAGAGCAAGCGCATGCCTACTCTCTTTGATGTTCGCAAGACTACTTTTTCGTAGATATGGATTCTTCCAACATGCTTATGATTTTGTTTTGGTTTTCAATTATTTTCAAAAAATACTTACTGTCTTGCTCATGCAAGTGTTTTTCGATGTCAGAATTACTTGCCTGTGATAGATCGCTGTTAAAATTCGCTATCTGCAAAGCAACTCCGTACACTGTCAGAAAGTCAAGTAGTGATATATCGTTCACTTACATCACATTCCCACTTGCACAGCAACCATTACCAAATGCGTTATACGCAAAGTATGGACTGCAAGACATATAAGCCGGCTTTGGTGTCGGTCTCACTGCATCAATAATGTTATTGGTCTGTGATACCTGTGAAATCTGCCAATATGCTGTCTGCAGATCTCTGTCACGATCAGCAAGCTTGTCTCTCAAGTTCTGAATCGTGTTATCCTGGATTAACTGGCGTGTAGCCTGTCCATCTGCTAAGATGCTTTCTTTGATGTCACAGCAGCATTGCGCCATCTGTGCCTGCATGTTCTGTGCCTGTAATGCCGCATCATATCTACTCTGTAAGATCTCTTTCTGCGTGTTGCAGCAACACTGAGCCTGCTGAGCCTGTAAGTTCTGCAAGCCGAGCTGTGTGTTATAGCGGTTCTCTAATACGTCTCTCTGTGTCTCGCAAGCTGTGTTGGACACATTCTGATTTGTGTTAAAGATATCTCTTTTCACAAATTCGTCAGAGATAAAAGCGTCCTGTGCTCCGTTGTTGTTTCCCCATCCGTTACCGCAAAACAGGAAAGCAAGAATGATGATCCAGAACCATCCACCGTCACCCCACATGTTTCCATCGTTGTTTCTTGTGACTGCTGCTACATCGGCAGCACTAAGTGTGTTTAATCCCTCGTTCATGTTGGTTCTCCTTTTCTTTTATTTATCAAGACGTGTGCACTCCGTCCGGATATCACTTTATTTTATTAATAATGTCGTTTGGATTCATGCCATTTTGCTGGCACATCTCCATAAATACATTTTTCGGGTTTCTTCCTTGGCACATATCCATAGCCTTTTTGATGTTCGGATTGTTCTGCGCCATATTCTGTAACATTGCTCCGGGGTTCTGTGTACTCTGCATCATCCCCATCATTTTTTGAATCATTCCGAATGGACTGTTGCCACCCGACATACCGCCCATCATTCCCATTAACGGATTACTCATGTGTCAGCTCCCCTTTCTGTTCTTCTGGCTGAGGTTTCAATGTATCCAGTAATTTGTTGAATTCTTCTCTTGTTACGTACTTAGCATCCATGTTTTCCACTACAGGTTGTGGATTGTTCGCCTGTACCTCATGGAATTCAAAAGCCTTAAACGTAACACTTCCCACACCGTCAACAGATTTAACGTAAAAATACGGTGCATTGTTATCCATCATCCAAGCCGTTGTTCCCGGCTGTACAATCTGATTTCTTGCCCCATCAATTCCGGCTACCTGTATCCAGTTCACATTCGGCTGTGGCTGTGCCTTGTATTGCTGTTGAGCCTGTGATAAGTTGTCTATTCGCTGTCGCAATGCCATCTGATCTTGCATATAAGCATCCTGTGGCATGTACGGTGTATATGGCATATATGGATTCATACTCATACCTCCTGTAAATTAGTATTTGTTGTTCTCTATGCTTTCATTTTACGCATAAAAAAGAGACCTTAACAGTTCGTTAAAGTCTCTAAAAAGTATCACTTATTCTTTTGCTCTGTTGCTTTGATATGTGCAATTTCTTTTGGTATCATTCCACAAACATCCAATCTTCTGCAAGCATATCCTCTTGTGTCGGCACATACTGTTCTGCTTTTTCGCGTCCACAGACATCTTTATCACCATCACGTGCTAATACGATGATTGCATTACCCGACGTAAATCTGCACTCTTCTTTTCCAAGAGCGAATCTGTAATCTCCATATGCAAGCTGTAAGTGCCATTCTGTTCCGTGAAGAAGTCTTGTAACTTTACGTTTCTTCTTCACCTGTTTTATGGCTTCGGAGAATGAAAACATATTCATGCCTCCTAATGCTGGGCAATTTTCTCCTGTCGCAAAAATCCATTCATCGGAGCAAATATTTGTAAATGTGTAATCCACATTCTCGGTGCTACGGACATCAATGTCCTTACCGTCTTTTGTATGCATCAAGATTGATTGTGTTGGAACACTCCAAAACCAGTATCCCGCCCATGATGGAAGTTTCACCTTTTCACCATGTTTCATTGCTTCAAATGCTTCTTTAAATGTCATCGTTCATTTCTCCTTTCTACAAGCCCTCTCGCTCCGCTTTCCACTTTGCCAATTCATCACGCATAATTTTCTCTGCTTTTTCTCTATTCATTTCAATCGGAAACGTTGCTTCAACATGTACTTCATCTCCTATTTTCTCAAAAGTAATATCTTTTCTCATAAATGTAAGAATTGGTTCATACATATATTGCTTGGATATCTTGTTATATTTTGCATGCAATACATATAGATTACCAATAGCCCAGTCGCTGTCTACCTCATATTCATCAGTGTCATATTCTTCTGTAGAAGCCGTATCTCCATATAGTTTTGCTCTAATCAGACCCTCATTTATTAATCTGAATATTCACCGCTTGTAATCACATAGACTTTCATGTTTTTACTCCCTCATTTCACAGAATTTCTAATTCTTTAAATACTTTCATAATTTTAGGAAACTGAATAGCAAACCAGTCAACGATTGTTTCTTCATGTCCGAACTGTTTATAATGTTCAAAGTTTGCCTGTAATCCACTTTCAGCAAGAAAAGCATGTATGATTTCATGTCTTAACTGTTTTTTCATAAGTTTTTCAAAATCGCCAACTTCGTTTACATTATTGTTTCTGATTTTGATTACATGCGCTGTGTAATCGCAAAAACCATCAATTGTTTCTTCTTCAAACGATTCTCTAATTATTTCGTATTCCGTTCCAAGAATATTTACTTTTTGCATTTATTCCTCCACTAACTCAAATCTGTACTTCTGCTTCACATCCGGGTATTTCTTCCTGTCTACTTCGCTCACAAACATTCCGTAAGGTCTGCACCACACGCCATTAGAACATTCGTAAACTACCTTGAACTGTCCCGGCATTTCGCTATCTTGTGCAATACACAGGACTTTCACTGTCTCGCCCTTGAAGTGCCTGTACACCTGTCCGGGTTCAACTTTTCTATTGCTCACTGTTGGCGGTTCGCTGTTGAAATACTTCTCGCATTCTGCCAATTTGCAATTCTCTTGCATAAGTGGATGCTTTTCATCCAGTTTCTTAATCTCTGCTTTTTGTACGTGAATGTGCTGTCCTACAAGCGGAAATCCACAGCCATAAAGCATTTTTGCCTTAATGTGGTGCGGTTCAAGTCTTCCTGTTGGGTCTATGAGATATCCACTTATTTTAAAAATTTTAGGTATCATGTAATCACCTCTTTAATCCTATAATTGTGTAAAATTCTTTTTCGGATAAGGAACTTTTGGTTATAAGCCGAAGTGTATCATCGGAAACATTCCTAGCAATATACGCTTGGAACAAAATCCCTGAAACAATAACATTCCGGCATTCATCCGGCAATTTCATTGATTCATTTAATTTCATTTTCGGAACAGCAAACGACAACGTATATGTACTTTCTGCCCCGGTTAAGAACTTCTGATAGTCCATGTGTTCAGAAATAATTGTTTCCCCGGTAGAATAAAATTTAATATTCCACCCGATACGGTTTTTTAGATCAATCATTTCATCTGCCGTAATGTTCGGCGTTTCATCGACTACCGTTTCCTCTGCCGGATACATTTCCCAATCTTCCGCAAGCATATCTTCTTGTGTTGGTGTCCAGTTTGGCTGAAAGATTCCTTTTCGCGTATACCCCATAATGCAGTCCGAAAAACATTCTTCTTCTGGTAGAATTGCAAGAAACGTTTTTGTTGTTAAACCTTTGTTTCTTCCAATAAAAATAAACTGTTTTCTCCCATTAAAAAAGTTTTCTTTCCATACATTACGTGTAACTTTCTTCCCCTTTTTCATACATTTTATGGCTTCTCCGAAGTTCATATCTTTATCCCCTTTCAATCATATAATCATCCATTTGTACCTGTTATTTTATTGTGTTCTTCTTCAGATATTGGTTTTTCTCCAACTAAGTAAAATGTATTAGTTTCAGCATTTGATCCGTAATATGCTTGGAAATCTATTTTTTCTGTATGGACATTTGTAAAGTGCTCAAAAGGTTTTACAAATTCAGCAGTTTCAAAAACAGGAATATACGATATATGTCCATGCTTATATTTCTTTCTTCCTTTTTCGTCAATAATCAAACCAGCGTTAAAATTTATTTCACCAAACCCAAGTACGCCCGATACTTCTTGGCCAGTTGCTTCGATGTGCGCTTTACAAGGTTTTACATCTTCAAGCCACATGCCTATACCACCCTTTCAATCTTATCATTCACTCTTCTACTCAATCTCTTGACCGTAGACACACTCACATTCATTTCTTCCGCACAGTCCTCTAAAGGCATAGCTTTAGCACGGAGCCGGAACAGTTTTAATTCATCCGATGTAAAGTTGCATTCTAACTCAAAATAGTCAAGTTCTGGTCGTGTAAAAGAGTATATTTTCATAATTCCTTTGGTTTCTTGTCCGTCATAGCATTTACAAGCTCTTCCCGAGTTTTTTTTAAACCCTCAATGTTATTCCCTGTGATTTTGTTTTCGATCAAATTAAACATACTTCTCATTAATAGATTCATATCATCCCTCGTATTCCTTATGTTCTTATAATCGTTATCAAGTTTCTGATTAATCCCTGTGATAGATATTTCAATATTCGTTATTCGCTTTTCAATCTGTTCTATACGGTTGTCCTGTTTTTCTTTTGGTGCTTTCCATGATTTGTACCACCCGGAAAGCACCGCAACAGCACCACCGATAACAGATATAGCACCGCATATAGCAAGTATCTGTGTTATTAGTTCCATATTCACTTTTCCTTTGAATTGATATATCTTTGTGCTGCTTTTGCTGATTTCACAGCCTGTGACCTATCCCACTGTGCTACCCGTAGACGTTCCGAATATTCTTTAAGTCCATTTTCTTTGCAGAACTCACGGTATTGCTTATTCTGCCGTCTCAGAACCGCTGATTTTCGGTCATATGCCTGTTGCAATTCGAATTTAAGCTTATCATCTCCGCTTGCATCTATAGCAGTCTGCAAATTCTGAATCTCTCTCTTGCTGTTGCGAATGCGTCTTTCCATAAGCCGTTGCTTTTTTGCACGCTCTTCCGCTTTGATGTTGTCTTCGTTCGACAGGTTGATATCTGCATACGGATTGTTTTCACCATCACCGGATCCGAAAGAGTGTCGGCAGTTCACGCCACACAAACCGGTCACTGTTCCATAGCCTGTTGATGTTCGGAAGTCCGGGAACCTCTTGTCTTTTCCTGTCCGGGAATAGAATTTTCCTTGCCACCAAAAGTGGTTTGTTGGATTGGTACCGCCATCACCAATTCGTGCACCCACATGTGCAGATACTAAGATGGTGTCCCATTCCAATTCTTCCATTCGTTTTAGTGCGATTGCTCCGGCGCACTGGCTTATCCCTGTGCGGACAGTCATCATTGTGGCTGATTCAATACTCATTTCTCTACCAGACGGATAGGATACTTTAACACCTTGCTTTATCATCCTGTCAACAGCATTTCTGACAGCCTGTGTGTATGATACAGCACCGCTTGATTCCATGCGGTAAGCTGTGTCAACCTCTTTCAAAAACAACTTCTGTGCTTCATCTGCCGTTGTTCGTGTAAGGTTTCTCCATTCTCCACACGTAGCGTTATAATCTCTTTCCAGTATTCTGAGCAATGCCGGAGATTGCAATAAGGGCGTAGGTGATAGTCCTACCGCCCTATATATCGCATCGTCTCTCTCGATAGCTTTTATACCGGCTTCCTCAAATGCGCTTTTAAGCTCTCTCTCTTGTTTTTTTGTTTTGTCAGCAATCTCTTTTTGTATGTCTTCCAGTAAGTATCCAGATTCTTGCAACACCTGTATCTGCCACCTGTCTGTAGCCGTAAGGAGATAATCTTCCCCACGACCTATACGTACCATTATGCGCTCAACGATCATGTCCATGATGTTCTTGTGCATATCCGATGTTATCTTCTCGGCACCCTCGGTCACATGGAAGAGATATTCTGGTGTAAGCATTACTTACCCTTTCCACCGGGAATTATTGCAACCAAAAGCAAAAAAGTACAGATAACAATGATATTAATAGTACTTGTTGCCATCTTTATTCCCCCTCTACTTCTGGAATACCGGCTACAGATGTAAGCAAGCTTGCCACTCCGGCTACGACTGTTACTCCGATTGCATATTTCCAATCAATTTCATAGATTCCTTTTCCAACGATTACAAATCCAAGTGCGGTCTGTGCCATCGTCTTAACACATCTTATGCCTGTTGCTTTCAGCCATTTAACAGTGCTTACGTTTGGTTTCAATACACAATTTCTAAACATATTATCACTCCTTTTCTTAAGTTTACGAAAGAATAATGTATGTGTTGTACCCTATTCATCGCCAAACAATCCGCTGTCCGGCTTGTTCTGTTCCTGTGCTTCTTTTATCATTGCTTTCGCTTCTTGTTCTGTCATTCCCTCGAATTTTACAAAATACATCCATGCCGGAACCTTGCCCTGTAACACATAGTTCCACCACCGTGAGCGATCATCCTCTAAGTTATATACAAGGTCTTCAAAATCACATGCAGTTTGGTAGTTTGTTGCCGGGATAGTTCCGTTTGCTGTGCCGACTGCATACAGGATATATATGATTCTGTGCAGTAATCCATCATGATTCTTTCCGTCCAAAATGTTTCGGAATGCCTGGATGGTATGCAGTGTACGTCTATCGTCAGATTCTACCTGTGTTGCTGTCTGTATGCCCTGATTCTGATCAAAAGAGAAATATCCGTTTGAGAATCCGCATTTATATCCGATGACGGACAACAAGAAGTTAATACCGGCTACACGCTCGGCCACTAATAACGTTGGAACGTGCTCTTTGACGCTGTCTTCGTTCGTTCCCATTTCGATTCCTTGAATAAATCTCGGCAATTCAATAGAGTGATTGCTTGCATATTCAATAGCTGTCTGCGGTACATAAGTAATATGTCTACTGTCTTCCGTTTCATCTCCCATCATGTTTAATGCAATGTCAAGCCATCTCAATTCTTCGATGCATTCCGAAAATGCCGGAACAGTCAGTGGAGATTCCTTGTCAATCGCATTTGCGTAAGGATTTCGCCAGTAGACGAACAGCGGATATTCTAACCCATGTACGTATACTTCCGGCTCAATGTCTTTCCATTCATCCACCCTGTCAAGCGTAATCTCTGTACCGATCATATCTTTGTTGTCTGATTTAAAAGCCTTACTGGATATATGGTATACACGTTCCAGTCCGACATCCTCAAATCTGTGATACTCAGCTTTTGTGTAGTATTTGTCGTTTTTCTTAAGGTAGGAGAAAAAGATAGCTGCTAACGCATCCCCGTCCGTGTTGGTGTCTGTAATCAGAAAGTAATCCGGGTCCAAAAATTCTACATCATCACCGTTGCTCTTGACCATCATCCCACAGGTTGCACAGCTTTCCTCTTGTTTCTCCTGTAAGGTGTTCATTACGCTGTCAAATCTCTTTTGCAGTTCATCATTCCCTGTAATCTGTATATCTGCATTGAACAGTGTGAGGTTCGCTATCTCACGGCAAATCACGTTTGAAAACCTTGTCGGCTTTATCCTACCGGTACACCAATACGGAATACCAGATCGCATGCTTTTGTACTTTTCTAAGGCCGTATCCATAGCAGATGACCGCCCCGTTTCTATTCCGAATATTTTTTTTGCATCGTTTACTCTAAACACTTTATCCCACACCGCCTTTATCTTGTCTATAATTCCCATCTACTCACCTTTTCCTACGCACTCTGTCCACGTCTCATAGATATCGGACTAGTAGCATATCTCAATGCATCAATCCAGTGGTCGTTCCCGTCCGGATAATCTGCTATCACTTCGCCGTTGCCATCTCGCTCATGCTCATACTCTATAACCTCTTTGTACAGTCTTGGTGTTCGCCTTGGGTCAATCACCAATGTACGGCATTGTAACCACTCAAACGTATACTTCCGGCTACCCGGCGTCACGATTGCTTTACGTGCCGGAAGTCCGGCATCTCTAAAGTCAACAATACTCTCTTCTTCATCCACTCCACAGTAGATAGCGCAATCATCATATCCCTTTTCTTTGATCTGTCGTGCCATCTCGCTGTTCCTTATCTTGCAACCGCCCAACTCATCCAGTGCGTATACTTTCTGTTGATTCGGAACATAAGCAACACGCAAAAATGCTTTCGGGTCCGGGAACCATCCCCAGTCCTCACCCTGGTAGATAGATTGCATCCTACTTATCTCTTCATCTGCAATCTCTCTAATCTCTAATAGTTCAAAGATATTTGTGCCAAGTCCTACAGGGATTCCAAGATATTCATGCTCATAAGCTCTCGGGTTGGTTTTTTTCAGATACTCAGCATCATCGATGAATTGTTGTCCTAGCCATTCTACCGGAACAGATCTATAGTCGCTCTTATGTCTTAAGCTGTCTGCTCTCGGCTCTGCTACATACTTATTCGCCCAGTTGCTGTTGCTGATCGGTGGATTGAACGATTTGAAAACAACGAATTTTTCGCCACCACGAAGAACAGACTGTTGTGTCATTCGCACCTCTTCCATTCCGGCAAATTCGTCCAGCTCCTCAAACCATAGGTACTTAAAATATCCTTTGCTAATTTTTATGGATTTCGTCTTTTTCGCCTTATCCAATCCACGGAAGATTATCTTCTGTCCTGTCGGCTTATACACATACTGCATAGGGCTTAGGCTTGATGTCCATTCTTCCGATGCTCCAAGTGCATCTATTCCCCATGCGATTTGTTCAAATACCGATTCTCTTAGTGTATTCCCGACTTTTCGGAATACAACCGCATTTGAGTGTATGCCATTCACTGCGTCTTGCATCATTCCAAGTGGTATCTCTGTACCGACAAACGAAGATTTAGTCGAACCTCGGCCACCGGACAAATCATAATACGTATGCTTTCCGTCTATGATGTCCCAATGTACACCGTAGAAAGCCGGAGCTATCACATCTGTAAGCTTAATCTCCCCCATCTGTGCCCTCCGGCCTCGGAATGTTATTTATGATCGTGATTCCACCGGTTTCTTTTTCTTCTCCATCGGCTTTCTCATACCATCTCATGAGTTCACGTCCGGCAGACAGGCGATCGGAAATAGTAGCATCGAGGTCGAACTGGTCTTTTACTTCTCCACGCATGACGGAAGAGAAGAATCGGATCACTTCTTCAAGGTCGGCTGTCTTTTCGGTCTGGATCTCTTTCATTCGTTCAGCAATATAGGCTTTTACTTTAACGTTTTTTAACAATCTCGAAGCTGCTGCTGCTGCTGTCGCATCATTTTTCACATTTCTATAGACCTCTTTATACGCTCTTGTCCCGTTCAAATCAGTCAGGTATTCAACGGCAAACGCTTTCTGCTTCGGAGTAAGTTCTTTTCCTTTCTGCATCTACCCACCCTCTTCCACGTATTCATCTACTTTGCTAAAACACTTTCTTACCATATCTGTGCTAATCTCTATTGCCGTTTTACAGACAGTCCACTTTCTGTTCTTTCCTCTCTCTACTTTTGCAAGTATAACCGTGCCCTCTCTTGGTATCTCTGCTGGTGCAATATATATATCTCCGTCTCTGCATTCCCATATTTTTTCAGATCTGCTATCTTCATTGTTGACACTAGTACATTTTTGGGTATTAGAATGGCATCTTAAAAACTGTACGTCCATGCTACTCACCGCCCTTGTCTGTTCTACACAGTCTCTTTCTTAGGTTACTGTATCTGTCTGTAATGACATCCAGTGTAATGTTAAGTGCCTGTATCGTTCCATTCTGTCTGTTGTGTTCTTCTACCAGTCTCTTATTCTTTTCAATAAGTTCCTGTACTTCGCACAGTGCCCGTTCTCCGACAGCTTTTGCGTCTTCTACCTCTTTTTGCAGATACTCATTCTTTTCTTTCAGCTTTTCGTTTTCTTCTTTGAGTTCGTTTGCTCTTCTCATAATCGGAGCAATGTCGCTCTCTTGTATTACATCTGCCAGAATTATCGTCTTTTCTCCAATCATTCTTTCACCGCCCTCCATATATCATTTAAACAATTTACAATCTCTATCTGTGATGCTGTTCGGAGAATTTCATAATCATAATATTTCCATTCCCCGTTTTTCTTTCGCTCTAACACTCTGGTAGATAGGATATACATGGTGATAAGTCTATTTTGCTCCACGGAATAAAACTGACTTGTCCCCATCTTAACAATTAATCCTTTTTGCAGTATTGCTTTCTGCAGCTTCTTGGCAATGCTATTTAGATTTGCCATGCTATCTACCTCCCGGCATTAAACCATGCATCGAAATTCTTCATTCTTCTTTTCCTTGCCCGGTCATAAGTGGTTGTTGTCCGGCTTGCATCATGCATAGCACTTGTATCCCCTTTCTCTATCTTTCGGTTAAACTCATGCATCTTATCCTGTGCCTTATTACTTGCTGTCAAAAGATTTCTATACTCTTTTGCAAGTCTCTGGTTCTTGTACAGTGCATCCGCACTTCCAAGCTTTGCTATTTTTCTTCTCGTTTCATTTAATCTGTCTCTATAATATTCGCTTATTCTTTTTGCTTCTTTTTTGTCCTTGACAGAATCAATAAAATCTATTTTTCCGCTCTGAGCCGATCTTTCTAACTTAACATCTTTCTTAACCGTTCCACTTCCACGCAATGCATCACTTTTCTTGGATGCATTGTAGAATAACCTTGCCCCCCCTTGGTCACAGGGGTTCCGCTTATTGCGCTTACGCTTCCACGCCCTCCCATTTTATTTACCTCTTTTCCTTTCTGTCAGTTCTTCTCCGAACGACTTAATCTTTACAATGTTTCCTGTACATTCTTCCGGCACCTGTCCATAAAATAGTACTGTCTCTGGTTCCAATCTTTTCAGCATCTCATTATATCCGTCCACAAACAGTGCTTTCCGCTCCTTGCTGTTCATCACTCCGACACTGGATACTGCTACCGCACCGCCTACCGGCTCCGCGTCAAAACACCACTCAAACGATTTTCTGTCGCTCCAACTGATTGTAGGTATCACGTCAATACCGTACATCTGCATATATGCACCTATCCAGTGTTTGCGGAAGTGGTTGTAAATCTGTAATGCTTTTGGAAAATCAGTATAAGTGCTAAAATCCGGTGACATGATAAATCGAAACTGCGAAAGCATGTTTATGTAAGCATCTGGTCTGTTCCATAATCTTTGGAATTGGTAATCGTCAAGAAAGAAATGCACGCCTTTCCCGGCTCTGTCTTTGCATGTCTTAGCTTGGTTGAATCCAATAAACTCGCACTTTTCATACTTTGTAGGTTGTATCTCCGGTATTCCGAACTCATTTACAATGTCGAATATCATTCGTTGCTGATTCTCATAATTCATATTTTCTTTATACATAAAAATAGCACCTCCCACGATAATTACATCTTACCGTCAGAAGTGCTATTTCATTGTCCCCGTTATTTAGTTTTATTGCTATTTTGATACTTATATTTTACCATAAAACATGTGATTTTTCAACTTTTACAGAATTGGACTGTATATAAGTTTTTTATATCATTTACTAGTCAGGCAAAAAAATAAAAGATTTCAATTATTTTCAAAATCTTTTTCTCTTAATCTATATATTTATATTTTCAACTACCGTCTTTATTTTTCTTAATCATATAATAGAATCTTGGTCTTTTCTTCCTTTTCTCCACTTCCTACCGCTGTTGGGATGATGGTGGGAACACGAGAAAGTACCTATTAATATATGCTAAAATGTATGTCTATGTCATCTCCTGTGATAACTACCTTTTCAACACACTCTTTTAGCACCTTGTTTTTCTCGGAATCCGTCAGCGTATCCCACACGTTGGACATCTCTTTTATTTTCTCTATTTTTTCTCCCCGTCCGGCTTTCTCCCGTATGTCTTCTGCCTTTAGTTCTTCCCGTAGGTTTTTTAGTGTTTTTTCTTCTGCCTGGATAACATCCAAAAGCGTATCTGTACCGGAGTTACCGCTTGCATACAATGTGTATAGGCGTTTCAGTTTTGCTTCGCTTAGTGATATCTCTTTTTCTATCATCTTCCTGGTGCTTTCAGATTCGTTCTCTTTTTCTTCGACATTCACGATGAATCGTTTGAAACAGTCCTCTACTTCTTTTTCCACCACATCCGCCCGCACTTTTTTATTCTTGCAAGGGTTCCCTGTCTTAGATATATGCTCTTTTCCCTTGTACTGCGAGTAGCATACTATCTTGGTGTACTTCCCCCACTTCTGCATCCGCATTTTTGTACCGCATTTTCCGCAGTAGCACAACCCGGTAAGCATATACTTGTTGCTTACATAAGCATTTGTGGATCTCTTTTTTATCTCTTCCTGTACTTCATAGAATAGTTTTTCGTCTATGATCGGTTCGTGTAAACCTTGGTACACTCTCCCTTTGTACTGTATCTTACCTACATAGGCTATTCTCCGAATAATGTTCGATACAAGCTTCTCCGAATGCATCCCGAGAATTTTTTGAATCCTATCACACGAATATCCATCCCGGAACATCTGGAAGACAGCTTTTACCTTTTCCGCTTCTTCCGGGATGATATGTAATATCCCATCATTCCTGTCGTACCTATATCCATAAGGTATCGTACCACCACCCATCCACAGTCCACGCTTTACACGTTCCACCATCCCGGCTCTTGTACGCATATAGATAACCTCACGCTCATACTGCCCCATGACTGCATTAACGCCCAACATCACGCGATCCATCGGTGTTTCGTTCCGCAAATCCTCTGTGGCTGATACTACCTCTACATTGTATTTCGGCAATAGCTTACTCACAAGCGTAAGAGTGTCTACAACATCACGGCTCATTCTGTCAAGCTTATAGACGTATACTGCCTGTATTTCTCCGGCTTCTGCATCCTCCAGAAGTTTCTGTATGTTTGGCCTTTGGATATTGCTCCCGGAATATCCCCCGTCCACATACCATCTGGCTATCTTCACGCCCCTTTTCTTGGCAAGTTCCTTTATCTTGTCTTCTTGGACATCAAGACCATACTTTTCGGTCTGTGCTTCTGTAGACACTCTCATATAACCTACATTTAATTTTTTCATGTCAATTCTCCTTTCAATTAAAAAAGAATTGACCAAGATTCTATCAAGGTCAATTCTAAAATATCACTTATTTTTTGTCAACTTTTCTGAAAGAATCCTTTTTACCGCCTTGTTATGGATTTCATAATTCGAAAGTTCTTCTTTTGTCACCTGTTTTCCGTTCACAAAGATTCTTACCATCCGCATCACTCCTTTTCGGTAGTATTCCCGTGTTTGTGTCTTTTTATTCCGAATAACCTTTCAGCCATCTTCCCATCGTCATGTTCTCCCCAAAGTATCCACCTGTACATTTCATCTAAGACTTTCCTCCGATATCCCTGGAAGTCTTTTCGTGCAATCGGTATCCAGTATCTTTTGCTTATATAGTCATATCCGATTCCTGTTATAAGTGAGAAGAACAATATCCCCGATAAGTCATTATTCGCATTTTGACACCATTTCAGTAATTCAAGCTGATCGTTTCCACGCATTCTCTGGCACTCATTCAACATCTTTTTTTCGTCCTCTTCACTTATGTAGTAGATGTCTTTATGTGCCCCTCTCAGATATTTGTCTCTTACTCCGGCCATTAATCAATCCCTTCCTTTTCGCATATCCTAATACATCACTTTTGACCAAATAGTAGTTTTTCTTTCTTTTTACCGTCTTCTCCTTTGTCTTTTCTTCCATTGCATTCATCATTAAGCGCATCCTCTAATATCATTTTCTTTACTCATAGCTGTCAACTACCTCCAACTTCTTCAAGTCCTCGATAAGCCACGGTGAATCATCTGACCATTTGACCATTGGGAGGTCGATGTCAACCATTCGCAAGCTTTTGCTTTTTTCGAATCCAACAACTTTCCAATAATCAAACACCTTGAACGGCTTGCTGATATAGACATATAAACTGCCATCCATATCTCTTGCTATATAACGAATATTCGCATTGATATAATCTAAAAACGCTCTATCCCTCTTGCTAATCACCGGCTTTTCAATGTGTTCGGATTCAAGCCATTCTTTCATTTTTTCTTTGCATCTACTTATGCCCCTCTCTCTGAACAAACAATGTTCACAAATTATTTCACTGCAACCCTTTAATTCTCCTGTTCGTTCATTAACAGCACCATATTTGCAAGCAATCTCAATAATCTCGCTTGCGTACTTCTCTTTATTCTTCATCTCTTCCACCTCGTTTCACAATTTCAATGGCTCTATCCAGTCCATCTCCGTATCCGTCATAATACTTGCACGTATCCGCTTCGCAGACAGCTATATCATCATCTGCATTATCGGATAGTACTTGTAGCTTTTCGATAACCTTATCTGGATCATAGGCTGTCGGACTTCCAACAATGTATCCTATTGCAAGGCTCATTCCCTCTATAACATCAAGATTGTATTGGTATTTCATGCGGTCCATATCAATTCTCATTCTTCTTATAAGCTTGTCCGCATCAATCAGTCTCATAATCACTCTTCCTCCCTGTATGGTTCCGGCAATGGTGTCCACCGAACAACATTGGCTAGAACATGAAAACCTGTATTGGCATTTATCCAGCACTCCATGTGATCAACGATTTTAAAATAAGCGAATATGCACATTCTGTCCTCAATGCCGCATTCAATATCGGCTACTACAATCTGTCTATCTTTTGGTAATCTCTCGCTGCATGGAATCCATTTGCCAAAATCATTATTTTCCTGCTCTATCAATTCAAAACACTGTTCTTTCCACTCAAGCACATATCCCAGAGTGTAAGAGCCATACCCGATGTAATCTTCGTTATTGCCTATCTTTCTATACTTAATAGCGTAATATGGTTTTTCTTTCGTACCAGTCACTACAATGTCAATGCTGTCTACTTTTATCTTTTCCTGTTCTTTATTTTCCGTTGGTGCATATGTATTATCCATGCTATTCTCCTTTCTCACTCAGCTCTTTTATCTTCTCGTCATATTCTTTAGGTGGAACGGATATGGCGCACAATCTAACATCGTTTCTATCCACGCCGTGATTTTTGAAATGGCAATCTCTTTTTAGGTTTACATACATTTCGCCGACACAATACGCAAAATCTATCCGGCAGAACGGGTTCTCTCCTATTATGTAACTCTCTATAATAACTCCGTCCCCATAACCTCTTAAATATTCATAGTATGCCCATAGAGGTTTATTTTTGTCTCTTTCAGATACGATCTCGCCAGTGCTTCTGTCTACCCAGTACATTTATTCCACCTCTTCATCTTCCGGGAATTGAAAAATGTTTTTCTCCGCAAACGTTTCTAAAAGTTGTTCTATTTCATCTGTTCTCCGAAAGTTCATAGCCATAGTGAGTGAGTTCATTCCGTTGTTTCTTATTTTGCACCATGCGTACCTGTTTCTGCACATTTCCATAGCCTTTTTAGCATTCTCACCGGTAGAATATACTCCGAGTACATGGTTTTTTGACAAATCAATTAAATTTGCATGATTGCATGGTGCACATGCCACCACCATGAAACCTTTACTGTACATAGTTTTTAATTCATTTTTTACTTCGAGTATTTCTAACTCGACAAGTTCGTATGGCATATCTAATGATCCACTTTGGCTAATTATTCTCATTGTTTTCATCCTCCTTTACATAATCCGGGCATTCTTCCATGTATTCATATCGGTCTAAATCATCGCACAGAATAGTACATTCTTCGTACTTCTCACATTGCAGGCAACAACAGGTATTCTTCTTATCTACTACACATTCAATTCTGCATCCCATGTATCGCCTCATCCCAATCAATATATCTTCCGCATTCACTACAGTATTTCGGTTTGTTATCTTTCGGCACTATGTATTCCTTTCCACAGTGCGAGCATTTATAATCAATATCTCCCGTAGAATCGTCCAAGATAATCGGTCGTGTCGGAAGTTTTCCGTATTCTATTAGTGCTTTCCGAAATCCTTCCCAATATGATTCTTCCTTTGTTACTTTTATTTTTCTTTCTTCCACTGCTATATAGACGCATAACATAATAATCACACAAATAGTAAATACCGTTTTCATAATTCGTTCCTTTCTCCCTATTCAATTCCAGATATATATCGGTCTACCAGTTTTCCGTTAACATATTTTTCTGTTACTTCTACAGTCACAGAATCTCCTTTTTGACTGTCAGCGAAACTTGGCCCATTCATCATTCCGCTTGCATAATCGTCTTCCTCATAAGTCAGTCCATCATATTCAACCGATATTTCCCACTGCCAGCGTGGACAAATGGCAAACCATTTCCGCATATCTATGTAAGTGATAGTTGCGTCCACATCTTCGTGAGTATATGTGATTTCTTCTTGTGGCTCACTGCTTTTGTTCGAAACATCATTGGAGCAACCGACCAAGAAAATGCAAATTAGAATTAAGCATAATATTTTCTTCAATTTTTCACCTCTTCTCCTTAAAAAAGCGTAAAAAAATACCAACCACCGAATATAGATGGTTGGTAGATGAAATTATGCTTCTTTATACCTTTTCAAATCTGATTCGTCTAGCTTTTCAAAAGCAAATCCGCAATCAAGACATATGTGCCTTTGCGTTTCAACCGACATTGTATGTGCAGATTCTGTACAGGTTACATTCCCTTGCTTACTTATTTTTTCTGGAATTCGTTTTGTTAAGACTGTACTTCCACTAATTCTTTCGGTATTTTCGCTTTTACAAAATGGACATTTCATTGGCATTTCCTCCCGTATATTTGATACGGAAATTATACCATTCCAACCATCAATATTCAATTGTCAAGATGCTGTTATTTAAGCAAATCTTAATTGTTCCTGTGTATCATCTATAATCAAGTTCGGTACTCTCTCGCCAACCTTAAGATACGGACAGTTCGCTTCTACAAGCTTCTGCGCCATAATCGGTACTACACTGTTCCCGATCCTTGCTACCTGTTTCGATTTAGGATACGCTTTCCAGTTGTAATCCCGGTCGATAATATAATCTTTCGGAAATCCCTGTGCACGTTTTAACTCTTCCGGCTGTAGCATCCTTAAATAGATATCCAGTATTGCATATTCGTTTCCAAGAATTGTAATCAATGCAAACCTGTCTTTTGTAACAATTGTATGTAATGGCTCGTTAATTTCTGATCCCGTTCCGCACCCGTAATATTCCATAATAAACTGTGATACCCAAGTTGCCTTTTGAGCCACTTCTGGTTCAATTCCAGCTCTTTTAAGTTCTTCCCACTTCACCGCAAGCACAGATACTTGTCCAAAATGCCCTGGACTTGTCGTGATCGTATGTAATTGTTCGCTTAATGCCTGTCCAGTTCCAGATTTATAGAATTTTTCAAGGAACGCAATTACTAAGCCGTATCGGTTGCTTGTGTCAATCGTTTGTAGTGGATCCGCGATATTCTGCCCTCTCACACTATCTTTTGTTGTCTCAGAATCGTACTGGATAATATACGGTGTAATCACTCCAAATCCGTGCTTTCCTGTAATGGTAGGCATTGGCTCATGGATGTTCTGACCTCTAAAATTGTCGCCACCATGATTTACCTGTACGATAAATGGTTCTGGATTATTGAATACAAATTTTTCTAACCCTCTTGCAGTACGATTCATCGTATTCTTTGCAAGAGGTCTTTTGCGTCCAAATATTGATTTCCCTAAATCTCCAAAGTTCAACACGCTGGATACGGGAACCCATTTTTCGAGTCCGTCCGTTCCGTCTTTGCTATGTGTCTGCACCGGCCACCGAATGTCTTTCCCATCTCGTCGGAATACCGCATACCACCTCTTTCTTGTGGTCGGTGCTCCGTAGTCCGCAGCTACCAGTTCCCGGCACTCGAATATGTATCCAAGACTTTTCATTGCTGTAATGAATTTCTTGTAATCCTCGCCTTTTTTCTCTGGTATTGGATATCCTTTTTCATCCAACGGACCCCACTGTTGTATTTCTTCTACGTTCTCCATAAGAATTACATCCGGTAGAATAGCTTTTGCGTGTTTGTATACCGCCCACGGAAGAATCCGAAGTCCTTTTTCTCTTGGCTTACCACCTTTTGCTTTTGAATGGCTTGTACAATCTGGACTCGCCCACATAAGAGCCACATGCTGTCCTTTTACATATTTCTTCAAATTTACCTTAAAAATATCCTCTGTCAGATGAAGCGTGTCCGGATGGTTGGTCTTATGCATCAGAATAGCATCTGGATCGTGGTTAATTGCTATGTCAACTGGCCTGCCGAGTGCCATCTCTATTCCTACGGATGCACCCCCGCCACCGGCAAAGGCGTCTATAATTAAATCTTTCATATCTTCGAAAGGAGCCGATATATCTTTGCCCGGCCGGAGCTCCGTCTCCTTTCTGTAAATTACATATTGTTTCTAAGAATTACGTCTATATATCCAGTTTGCAGTTCATATGCCGGCATTACATCTTTTACCCATATAATCGCACCCTTTGGATGTTCGTACTTCCATTCTTCTTCCGTCAGTTTCACATTTCTCAGTACCCACGCATGAGGTCTTTTATACCTTTTCTTCAACTCTGAATAAGATATGTCAACACAGTGTTTTTCTCTTTCCTCAGACCAATCAGAACAGGATATTGGATATGTAGAGTCTATAATACATGTGCCTTTTACAAGGTTTGTCCCACTTTCCAGTAAATAGATCGGCTGTCCTATTTTCTTGGTATTACTACCTCTTATTTCAATAGTTTTCTTCCCACTAAGGATAAGATTTAACCATCTCTTTTTTACAATTAGTCCATCCATCATTTCACCTCATTCGCTACCAGGAATCCCATCCTTGCCACATTCCTTAGATTTTCTCTTATCAGTGCTTTGTTGGTAATATGGTGCTTATTAAGCCATTCGTAATCCTCAGCACATTCATGTGCATAACGTTCAGCTTCGTATTCATATTCTGCTTTTGCTACCTGCAAGCACTGAATCATGTAATCTATCTTTTCTCCTGTGTTCATGGCTCTACTCTTTTACTACGCATCTGCGTTCGCTGATTGCATAATATTTGCCATCGTGTTCAGAACAGTATTTTTTAAGCACTTCTTCTTTCATATCCGAAGTGATAATTGTTTCATTTGTTTTTTCTTCGTATACTACATTTCTTTTTTCATCCATGATTACTGCATACCAGATGTTTTCCGTCTCAATCGGCTTTTTCTCATGGTCTGCTTTCCACTGCTTAAGTACTTTAACAACGTCTTCTGGATATTCTTTTCTAATATCAGGACAATAATAAGCAGTATCGAGATTTTGAATAGGGCAGTCATTGCAGCTATGCTCACCACAAAATTCCGTATACGTTTTCAATGCTTCTTCCGCACTCATTTCTTCGACTGGTTCAAGCATTTCTTCTGTCCACCAATATGTGTCTTCCTCAATACGATATCCTTGTTTCCATACACTTTCAATTGTTACAATCTTTCCCACAAATTTGAACATATCATGCACAAAATCATGTTCGCCGTAGTCCTTTCCAACCTTCAAGTCACTTCTTACTTTTACCTTATCTCCAACCTTATATTTCACTTTCTATTCCTCCTAAGTCGAAACTTCCGTTTCTTCTTTTCTCGCTTCTCTTTCTGCTTTTTAGACCACTCTGCAAGATATTGTTCCTGTTCCTGATCTTCCTGTTCCTGTCGTGTCACTATGTCACCTCTTTCATCAATTCCTCTATATACAGATCCATACTGTGAACCAACTTGATACAATTTCCATGTAATGCATGGTTCTTCCATGAATTATATTTCTCATAGAATTTTTCCTCCGTGAGTTTCCCGGCTTTCACATCTTTTACCAGTTTTCGAAATTTCTTCTTATTCTTCCGCTTGTTCTCTCCGGTCAGTTTCCGAATATATTTCCCATCGGCCGTCATATAATGATGAAATCCTAAATATCGCATTCCTTTTCTAAACGGTATGATCTGTGTCTTTCCGTTCAATTCAAGTCCAAGTGTTTTTAGCATTTCTCTGATACATTCCAAACACCATCTCAAATATTCCTTATCTTGATGAATCAAGTAGAAATCGTCCATATATCTTCCATATTCAGTTATTCCAAGTTCGCCCGTCACCATGCAGTCTACTGCATGAACCATAAGCAAGGCATATACCTGTCCGGCTTGATTCCCGAGTGGCAAGCCAGGATTCTCGCTGCTATCAATCAATGTATGATTCAGCCACGTTGTGTACGGGTCTGGGAAGAAATAATCTACAATATCTTTCAGTATTTCATGATCAATTTCGTAAAAGAAATGTCTTATATCGCATTTCAATATCCATCCGTCTACGCCATGTCTCTGATAGAATGATTCCATGTGGTCCCTTAATCCATCTAATGCATACAGTGTTCCTTTTCCTATTTGTCCGGCAGAATTGTATTTTATAAATACATTCTTCAATTTTGGATGCAGAATGTTGTCACAGAGTATGTGTTGCACTACCTTATCTTTAAACGAACATGATTCAATTACTCTTTGTTTCGGCTCATATATTTCGAACCGGTTATACTGAGCAACTGTATATGTCTGATTCTCTAACTGCTCTTTTAGGATATTGATTCCGTCTAAAGCGACATTAGAAAATCTTGCAGTGCTGCTATTAAATTTCTTGCCAGACTTAGCTTTTCGATAAGCGTAATACAAATTCCCATAATCCGTGACAATTTCTTTATCCATTGGTACTCCTTTATATTTACCTCTATGAGGACGGTCCGTTTCCTTTTTGTATCTTTCCCGATTTCGGCTTGATGCCTACTCTGACTCCCTGTTATACAGAATGGGCGCACCCCGTTACTGCCGTTGTAGTTATCGTTGCTGACGTTACCGGACGGAGAAACAAACGCTTAACGGAAACGAACCTAAAGTGTATTTATCTTTGCCGGTCTTTTGTTCTCCATGCAATAGCCATATGTTTTATATCAGATACCAACTTTGACCAATATTCCACGCTCTTTTCACTGATGATATTTAGCTCATAGGACATCTCTATGTAGAAAAGTAGTTCATCGCAATATGTAATTGCCTTTGTCTGCATCTCAAGTCGATCTCTTTTATAATTCTTGATATCCGTTCTATTCGCTTCAAAGAGTATTTCATAGATTTCCATTGACTTATTCTGCATTTTATCAACAAGTGAAAATCTATATTTTTTTGGATATCGGTTGGCATTACTGGTCACTTTCAATGTATGGGTGGCCAGTTCCTTCGCTTTTTGAATTACTTTCAAATCATTCTCTGCCATTAATCATCATCTTCCTCACAAGATTCAAAGATTGAAGAGGAAAAGATACAAACCGGGCGCACCCCGTTACTGCCGTCGTAGCTACCGTTGCAGACGCGACCGGACGGAGAAACAACCCGAACAAAGGTGTCATCATCATTACAAGCTGTGCTGTCTGGTGTAAGTGTCCACCACCATTTATTTGTATTTGGCAAAAGTTTTCTATACTTCCGGTATTCATCCACAGAAATAAGCGAAACATAATCTCTACAAGTTCCATATTCCGCCTGACCATCTAATGAGAGTAAATCGCGCTCAAATTCAACCAGTGAATCCACTCCCAACTCACTCTCAATCTTTTTGCGAAGATCTGTGTTGAGCTCATTTCTCAAATTACTGCTTTTCCAGTCGTTGCAATTATCATCAAACTCTCTGTCTCTTCCGTAAAAATCTTTCGAAATTGCAAAATATCCTTTTTCGAGTTTGTCCAACACCAGCCAGTTAATACCGGCAACTTCAATTGTCTTTCCGATTTCCGGCTTCTGGTATTTTTTTCTTAACTGCTCAAAAACTTCATTAAGATTTTTAAGGTTTTCTCCGAATTCTTTTAACGTCATCATGTTTTACTCCTCCTCAACTTTGGATACAAAGATATTAGATTTTAAGATACAAAATGGGCGCACCCCGACACAGCCGCCGTAGACATCGACGCTGACGTCACCGGACGGAGAAACAAACGCTACTGAATACTCCCATCCTCTTTCTTTCGTACTCCAAGGTGTGCAAGTCCAGTACCAATCCGGTAGATCTTTGTTTACAAGCAGATCATTGTATTCACGTGCTTCGTCAAATGTCAGAGGTCTTACTTTTGTCAAGAGTTTTCCAAATACTTCCTGTCCATCAACTGTTACTAATCCGGCTTCATTTGTACAAATATTTTCTTCTCCGAATTCATCAGAAAACTCATTGAGAATTTCGCCCTCGCACAGTTCTCTTAATTCTGATTTCTTGTAATCCGTACAATCATCATCAAATTTCACATCTTCACGATATAAGTCTTCTGTAATAACTGCCGTTGAATCTTCTTTCTGCTCCAAGACAATAAATCGTCCAATTCCAGTATTAAACTTCCCACCAACCGGAATATCTTTCAGCATTACTTTGTCTTTCTGGTTTTCCTCTTCAAAAGTTGCTCCTAACAATTCTTTTTTATTCATCTTTTACCTCCGCAAGTTCACCATTCTTTAATGTGTACCATGTGTTTTCTTTTACTTTTTCGCCATCCACACGAACCATTAACGATCCTATAAAATCCCACGCTTCTTCTTTCCAGTACCATGCATCATTATCAATCCGTTCCCATTCCGCAAGAACAAGTGTGGATCCTTTTACACCTTTTGCCATTGCTTCTGGCCCCCAAGCTACAGCTACGCTATTCGGGTTTTCTGCTGCCGACTTTCCGCAGTATCCTGTCGCTGATGATGCTCCGCAGTTTCCTGTCGCTGATGATGCTCCGTAGTCTCCTGTCGCTGATGATGCTCCCTTGTATCCTGTCGCTGATGATGCTCCCTTGTATCCTGTCGCTGATGATGCTCC